ATGCCAATTCGTCAACATCGTCCAGAAACGGACGAATTTGTTGAGGACTTTCAGGACACAATCGTACCTTCTGCCATCCCATCCACCGAGTTCATCGACTGGGACGGCATTGAAGACGAAATCGAAAACTACCAAGTCCAAATCGAAGCCATCCTCGACCTTCAGGACGCGAGCGAAGACGAGTTCGTTGAGGGTCTTGCCGACGCGCTCATGGATGCCGACGACACCCGGAAATGGATTGACTTCTACTTTGAACTCCTCGGCGAGCGCGGGAACAAGTATAGTGCGCTCGAAGGCGTCTGGAAATTCTACGACATACAGCGTGCAATCGACTCCGACGACAGAGAAGCCGCACGCGACTTAGCCGACATACTCCAAGAAATCGGTCTCCAATACATCGTAGACGAAGCAGACGTTCGTGACCACTTCCGGGGTATGCTTGTTGGCATGGAGTCCCACGCTCGGAAGAACCGACAAGGTGTGTGTTTCGAGGACTTAGTCGGCGAGAAGGTGGGTGCTATCGCTGACCGTCTCAACGAAGCGGGGTACTCCGTCGAGATGGACGACGAATACACGACGGAATACAACGACGAGTCTGGGCAAGAGAAAACAGTTGACTTCGCTCTGTTCGAGGACGGCGACCTCCGGCTCGTTGTTGAGGCGAACGCATACAAAGTCGGTGGGAGCAAGCCATCTGAAATCCGCCGCTCGTACAACTACGTCGCCCAACGGATGCGGAAAGACGATGTGGCCTTCGTCTGGATTACTGACGGTCAGGGATGGGAGAAATCGCTCACTAACGTCCTTCGACAGAGTTACGACGACATAACCGACCTCTACAATCTCCACCAAGCAGAAACGCAACTTCCCGCTGACGTGGAGCAGTTCTTTGAGACGAACGAAGTATAGGCGCTACTTCGCTCGGAACTCGATTATGTCTCCGTTCGGCTCATACTCCAGTTCTCCAGCCTCGGCGATGCTGTCTCCAACTTCGAGGTGACCAAAGTTTCCCTGAACCCAGTTCTGCAATGGCTCATCAAACGGTTTCGGTAAGTCAGGTCGATGCTCGCTAACAACACCGAAGACTTCCGGCCCGTCATCTCCATTATCGCAGTAGACCTCGATGTTGACGACTCTTGACATGGTATAAAACACACAGAATAGGGTATTATTGGTTTGGTATCGCTAGGGGAGTGTCGTGAATCTCATCTAAGTCCTGCAACTTCAAATCCAACTCAGACAAGGGGACGCCGTCATACAGTTTCTTGACCAGTTCGATTGTTTTGTCTCGACCAGAGTAATTCCAATAGCGGATGTCTTGTTCGATGAAGAGCCACGGTAGAGGCTTGAGCAGGGCTTCGGGTACCCGACCGACAGTAAAGTTGAACTCGTCTCCGTATTCCTCAAGGACTTCATCGGGAGAGTCACCCTCGTATATACCTAATACTGCTTTACAAATTGCCTCGAACGAATCTGCGTCGTCGTGTTCTCTTTTCCAGTAGAGGTCTGAATATACATCCGGGTGAGATGGTGCCGGGTTCGCAGAGTCGTCCCATCCTTCGACGCAGACCTTGAAATCGTACCCCTTGTTGAGCCATGCTGGTCTAATCAGGAAAACAGGAGTACCATCGCTCAACTCGTCAATGTTGTAGCCAAGGTACTTCTCGTCTCGTCGTTCGTAAAGCGAAAATGTCAGAACCACTCCTACCCGGAGCCGGTTCAAGGGGTCATCCCAGTCAACCTGTTCCAACATCCTATCAACATCATCAGGAAACTCGTCAAACCCCAGCGAATCAAATTCTCTGACTATGTCTACCACATATGCCACTCAAAGCACATTTTAAAAAGTTGCCTTAACAGATGTATTGAACGGTGCTAGAAGTCAGAGAGTCCTTGCTGGCCGACAGTCCGGCGACTTTTCGGAGGGACGTTCGTAGCGATGATTTCGTCTACTTCGTCTCTGTTATCAGCATCGCTGTTGATGGCCCGAGTAGCGCCCTCAACTTCGACGTGGAACCCCGCCTCGTCATACATCTCGTACATGACTCCGCTGTTACTCAAGATGACGTTCACCCCCATCTGGTCGAGTTCCTTCGCAAAGTCGAGAAGCCGTTGCTGGTCTTCTTTATCGAACCCATCGGCGGAGTAGTCGGTGAAGTAAGCCGTTGGACTCATCGGCTCGTATGGGGGGTCGAAGTAGACTAAGTCCCCTTCCTCAACCTTGTCTCGGACATAGTCGAAGTCGGTATTGTGAATCTCGGTATTCTGGAGAACTCTACTGGCCTCTCGAACTTCCTGCTCACGCACCCAATCTGGGTCGCTGTACCTTCCTATTGGGACGTTGAACCCGCCACTACTGTTCTCCCGGTAGAGGCCGTTGTAACACGTTCTATTGAGGTACAGAAGTAGGGCGGCTTCCTCAAGTTCATCGTATTCGTCACCGTAAGGACGGTTATTGAATAACTCTCGTTGCTGGTAGTAGAAGTTGGAAATTTCCTTGCCCTTACGGTTGGTCTCCGCGAAGTTTCTGTCTGGATTTGGGTCTGACTCAGGGTGGTCAAAAGACCGGCACAGTTCAATCAGTTCGTCCGGTCGGTCACGAACTTGCTTGTAGAAGTTAACCAGACGAGTGTTCGTATCGTTTATCGTTCCGTCTTCCGGCTCAAGGTCGAAGAACAGAGCGCCACCGCCAAAGAACGGCTCGTGAAAGTGCGAATACGACCTCGGAAAGCGGCTTTTCAACTCATCGAGTAATTGCCTCTTGCCACCTGCCCATTTCAGAATCGGAGTGACCATTTCTTGTTATTGGTTGTTCTGCCTTGCCCCTTAAACCTACCCGTTCAATATATCTTGAACGGTAAACAGTTCTGTACGCTTAAGCGATAGGCCAATAGAAATTGCTCTTGTGACTGCCGACCGTGACGAAGACTCGGGCCAATTCACGGAGCAATATCAGCAAGAGGCATTTCTAAAGGCAGTCGGCAAACTTGACCACGCGACTACCTCAAAGGTCGCAGAAGAAGTCGGGTGTTCTTACGACTTAGCCTATCGCCGCCTCAATGCACTCGCTGACGAAGAGAAAGTTAGCAGAATAGAAATTGGCTCATCTTTCGTTTGGACATTATAAGAATGAGTTATTCAACAGGTGGCCTCAAATCTCTCCACCTGAAATCTATCGTTTCTCCGCTATCGAGTTTTACACGGAATATCTTTGAGTCCCTATCGTTTCCGGTGACCGTTCCGGCATTGTCGTCCATCACGTCTTCAACGACCCCGTGAGTGCCGTGATATCGGTCGAAATCGGGGTCTGACTCGTCTGGGATATCTATTCTCACTCGGTCACCCTCCGCGAAACCGCTCATGTGTATCTGTCTAAGAATCCTTCTTAATTACTTCTGTCCACTCAGACTGACAATTATCGCAGGAGTAGCACCTCTTGTCGATTACCCCTTCCTCTTTGATGAACACCCAAACGTCGTCGTTTTCGCTACAATTCGGACACGTCGTATCAGATTTTTCGGCGATAGGCATTGTTCTCAGTATGTGTTGGCAACGTCATCCCAACCATAGTGACCGGGATGTGGTATCGAATCGTTAGGCCCCCAACAGTCTGCATCGGGGTGAGTCTCGCGGAACTCCTGTTTCCAATCTTCGACCCGGTTTCTCCAGTACGGACTCCATATTTTCCTGTCCGGGTTGAGTGCTTTCCGAAGATTTCGATAACTTCGATTTATGCACTCATAGTAGTCAGACCGCTCCTCGGGGAGCGACGACCACCCGGAACCGTCGAAGTAGTCCATCCACTTTGCCGCCGTGAGGGGGCTTGTGGTGTCGGCACTCTCGACGGGAACACCGTACTTCCGAGCCTGAATCTGCTTTAGTGGACTGCCACCAAGGAGGTGGACTTCCCGCACGTTTCGGTACGCCGTCCACGGGTGCGGTGACGGCCCGTATCGTTCCTGACAAGGAAGCCCGACACGGAACCGGCTCGGTACATCGGTCGGATGGTGCATCTTCGGGACGACGATAACCGTAGTAGCGTATTCGTCGAGCCGGTCGGCACACTCGATGACCCACTCCCAACCGAGACTGTTTTCGTCGTCGTCCGGGGCGACCGCGTACTTCGGTCGTTCGGATTTCACCGTTTTCAGATGCCGTTCCCAAGCGCCCTCAACGTCGGGAACCGCCTGCTCCTTCAATTTCGAGAACGGCCAGTCCACGAAGTCAACCTCGAAGCGGTCTGGGGGCCGGTAGTTCATCGACTCGTAACCGATGAGTGCCCCGGCTCTCCAGACGGCTTCGGTCGCCGCTGACGAACCACGGGCTGTGAAGACTACGTCGCGTTCCCGCTGGTTAGAGGACGGTACAGATGTATCTCCTACGGGTAGTCGCTGTTGGATACTCATTTGGGTCTGGTTGGTGGGTTAGAAGAACGCCCCGAGGCCGGTCTGCATCTGACCTTCGAGTGCGGCGTCTACGTCGATGCCGACTGCGCCGAGGACGGGGCCGAGCGGATTGACTATTAGCGTCTGAGTCATGCGGCCCACGTCCGGCGTCAGGTCGATACCGACTCCGGCGAGGTCGTCGGCGCTCTCGTAGGCGATACGGTCAATCTGCTTCCCGAGTTCATCGGCGTAGGTCGGGACGATGTAGCACCGCATCGGCTTCGACGCCTTCCCGAACTCGGTACCGAGGATGGCGTTCGAGTTCATTGCGGCTTCGACGTGAGCCGTGGGGCGGTCGTACTCAGAGAACTCTTTGCTGATACCGCCGGGGATACCGATGTTCTCCCAGTCGGGGTCGTCGGGGTCGAGGCTGGTTCCGGCCTCGAAGACGATGTTTGCTATTTCTGTATCCGGTTTATCCGAGAGGATTGCCTTGATGACCCTCTTCTCGGTGTCCCGAGTCAGGCGGGAAGCGTCCGACCGCTTGGCGGCAGACCCCTTAATCGAAATCTCCGGTTCGTCCATCGACTCCGAGAAGTCCATCCCCTCCTTCCACGACGCCGCGTAGGCGTACTTCTTCTTGCGACCCCATTGGAAGAACCGCTTGGCGAACATCTCAATCTCGATTTCCCAGAGGTTGTCTTCGCCGGGGACGCCCATCGACTCGGCCAGCGCCGGGTACACCTCGTTGTTGAGGGCGTCACAGATGCTCTGGGCTTCTTCGAGGCACCGTTTCTGCGACCAGTCCTCGGGGAACCGGATGTAGTTGCTGTCGGTGTCTCCGTATATCACTTCTGCGACAGTTTTCTCGTTGACGTAGCGGGCGGTCTCCTTGAGAACGGCTTGCCCAGCGAGGGTGATTGCCTCCGCAGTCTTGCGGTCATAGAGGAAAAACTTAGCCCACCCACAAACGCCGTATATAGAGTTAGTGATAGTTTTACTTACTTGATACTTTTCAGCCATCTCGGCTTCCAGTTCGGAGCCAGCAGGGGCGGCCTTCTTCTTGCGCTTGTATTCCATCTTGAGGTCGAGCGCGTCGTCAACGATTTGCCGGAAGAGGCCATCCCGTTCCAGCGAGAACGCCTGCCCGTTCGGAGCGACGGCGACCTTGCCGACCTCCGGCTCGGTCTCGTCCAGTTTGACCTCGGGCGAGGTGTTCAGCATCTTCATGGTCATCGGGTAGAGCGAAGCAAGGTCGATTCCGATGACGTTCTTGGCAACTCCGGTGTACGGCTCAACGACGAAGCCCCCTTCGTAGTCGTCGCCGCTAACAGCGGACTTGGTGGGGCCGACTTCGCCGCGCTCTTTCAGTTTGCGGCGCACCATCATCTCGATGAACTGGAAGTTCTCGGTGGTATCCTCGAAGTCCACCCCAATCATCTTCCGAAGGGAGTCACGGAACGAGACGACACCGGCCTCGGCGTCGATACCGGCAGTTAGTCGAACGTCCCGAGCGTTGTAGTTCATCAACTTCTCGGGGTTGTCCCGCCACATCTCGAAGTACCCTTCCTCATGCGGGATTTTCCGAGCGCCCAGTTCCTCTTGGGCGACGTAATCGAGCGAGTACGACCGGAGTTCACCCCACGAGTTCTTCTTGTAGGCGTGGAGCAGGTCGTAGATGGTTCGACCCAGAATCTTCGGGTCACCACGGTAAGTGACGTGGGCGTTCCCTTCGGGTGAGAGCCGAGACGGATGCGCTGAGACCTTCTTCATCCGCTCGATGATGTACGGGGCGTCGAACGGAGCGTTCCACGCCGTGATGAGGTCGGGGTCTCGCTCTTCGACCCACTCCCCGAAGGAGATGAGCATGGTCTTCTCATCAGGGAAGTAGTGGAGCCGGTCACACTCTTCGGGTTTACCGTTGGGGAAGCACGTCGAGACCGGGCGGCCAGCCGTGTCGAAGAAGCCCACGTAGTCGCCTTCGTAGGAGTCGTAGGCCACCAGAGAGGTGATACGCTTCTCGCCGGGTTCGGGGAAGGAACCACGGTCGTCGGTCTCAATGTCGAACACGATTGCCCGTGGTCGAGGGTCGGACTCGACAGGTGCCTCGATTGGTTCAACGTCCTCGATGGAGACCTCTGCGGCGGGAACGCGAATCCACGACTTAATCTCTCGGTCGATACGGACGCGGTGAGTTGGCCCCACGTCAGCCTCGAACGTCTTGCCGTTGAAGGCCCCTTTCGCGTTCTTCACGTCACCGGGTGTCGTCACGAAGACCTTGGCGACTTCCTCTCCGAAGAAGCCGCGAACATCCACGCCGAAGTCGAAGCCCCGGATACCGTGTTCTCCGAGCAGTTCGTTCTTCCGCTCACGGGCCTCGTCGGCCTCGACGTAGAAGTAAGGCTGGAAGTCGGTGATGGTCACCGTATGGCGGTTCTCGTCGGCGTCACGCCCGTACAGGCGGAGCGTGAAGGTGTCGTCGTTGTTCTCTATGCAGTCGGTGTTGGTGACAAGGATTTCGAGCATTGGGTCTGGTTGGGTCTGGTTGTGGTCGGTGAGCGGTTCTCAGAAGAGGGCTTCCGGGCCGCGTTCGGTGCCGTCCTTCTTTAGAATCGTCGTCCGAGAACGCGGCCACTCGAATATGGCGTCAGAAATGGTGAGACACATCTGGGTGTCGCCCTCGATTTCCTCGGTCTCGATGCCGTCGAGGATGAACTGTTCGAGGGAATACTGGAGGACGCGGTCGTTGTCGATTTCTTCAATGAAGACCACTTCCACGCCGATAGAATCGAGAAGAGACAGAGTCGGCGTACTGAACGAGTACCCCCCGAGTTTTCGGTAGTAGTGCTGTTCGCCAGTCTTCGGGTTTGGGTGTCGGTTCCGTTGACAGACAACGGCGTTCCCGTGGTTCGAGGGGCCGACGAAGCCCACATACTTGTCTCTCTGACGGGGGTAGGCCACAGGTCGAACTTCTCTAACGACCGGGTCTTCGGCGTTGCTGTACGTGAACAGGTTTGCTTGGTTGGTACTCATGGGTCTGGTTTGGCTGGCGCTTCCCGCTGTTTCAGACTCCTATTTCATGCGCTGGGGAAGCAGAAGAGAAGAGCAGTTAGAGGTTCAGTTTCCGCATCGCGTAGGACACGTAGTTCGACTTCGTGCCGAGTTCGGATGCAATCTGGTGCGGGGTCATCCCGGAATCGACCATCTCTCGGAGTTGGTCGTCGTGTTTCAAGGCTTCACCCCAGACGGACGAGCAGATATCGTAGTAAACACATTGTTCGTCCTGACCCGGCCCCCACTTGCACAGCGGGGTCTCGTTGATAGGCCAATGCGGCTCGTCGGCTTCCATCAGGTCAAGCATTTCATCGACCGTTTCAAAGATGAAGTCCCGACGAGACAGTTTGAGCGGACTAATCACGAGGTCGTCACCCTTGGGGTAGTACCCGGCAACGGCGGTCACTTTCCAGTCCTGCTCGAACAGGACGGCGTAGTATTCGCCTTCGAGGTAGATTCCCTCATCTCGGTACTGCTTCTTAGGGGTCTTACCCGTCTTGAAGTCCGTAATGACCACGCCACCCCTCGGCTCGACGCCGGGAACGGTCGTGTCGTTGTAGATGGCATCGGCGTAACCCATCCACGGTGGCTGTTCGTCGCGCCACGGAAGCGGGTCTTCCAGCCATGCCTCAGCCTCGATTCCGACCGGGAGCCACGCTTCGACAGCCTCGGCCTCGTCATCGTACCACTCTCGGGCTGTCTCCATCCGGGCGTACTCGAAGTTGATAAAATTCGAGATGAACGGCTCGGTGTAGTCTGCCCATCTGTCCCACTCCGGCAGGAAGGGGACGAGGTCATCGGGGAACTCCCCAGTCTCCTTGACGTAGACCGTGACGGAGTGGTAGTAATCCTCGAAGGTCTCGTGGATGTACGTCCCACGGCGGGTGTATTTCGTCGGCGGCTCTTTGAGGCCCTGAACGTAGGAGTAGCGGAACTGTTCAGGGCATTTTACGAATTTGGTGAGCCTCGATTTCGAGATGTAGGGAAGTTGCCCGGAAGGGGTGTTCTCACGTAACTCGGTCAGGCGGTCACTCTGTGTCGGCATCTTCCTCGTCCTCTCGCAGAAGGTCGTTGACCTGTTCCAGTACCTCGACGTGCTGGGTCACGTCCTGTATGTTCATCCGCCCGCTCTCGGTCTTCTCGAACTCGATGACGCACTTCCCGTTCTTGTGGGCGGCCTGATTCGCATGGCCGATGATTTCGAGCGCCGTCCGAAGACCGGGGACGGAATCAATCTGCTCCTCTGTCGCTGGGTCGAAGGCCGCCTCTGCGTCCGTCATTATGCCCCCAACTTGTTCTGTACGGTCTCGGTGCCGCACGACCGGCAGGGAATACGGTTCGTCTTGTGCTTGTGAAGGCCTGCGGCTTTCTCGTGTTCGGCGTAGGAGTAGGTGTTCTCAGTACGGCACATCGTGCAACGGTAGGTGTCACTCATGGGTCTGGTTGGATTCGGTGGTTAGGTGCGTGGATTAGGGCCACATCCCCGGCCCCATCGAGGGGTCGGAAACTTCACGGGATAGTTCGAGACGCCGCCTTCGGCGCTCTTTCTGGTCGCGCTCGAATTTGGCGATGGCTCTGCGGCTCTTCTCGATGGTGTCTTCTGCGGCTGGAAGCGCGAAAGTCACTCGGCTTCCTCCTTGTACCGGGCTTCTTCATACGCGGGGTTGGTGCCCCCCTCGGTGCGTGCCTCGGCGGCGTTGTCTCGGCCTTCAGGGACGTAGAGGGACGCGATGGCGGCGTATCCGATGGAGTCCCGGTAATGGTCTAAGTCCATGCCGCCGACGTGCTTTCGGCTCAGTTTAAGCAGAATCATCATATCGGCCACCTCGTCGCCCCGAAGCGGGCGGTTCAACACGTTGTTGTCCGGTCGAGAACCTTCGCGGACACCGAGGTAAGCGTTCCAAAGGTCGGCGATGTGGTCGTGGTTCTCAACCGGGTCACCGTGGGTGCCGTTGCGGTCAGCGATGGTGTTACCGACTTCGGCGGCGAGATTTCCTGCGGCCTGTACGTTCGAGTTGTCTTTCACGCTCATGGGTCTGGTTGGGTTGTAGAAGGGGTGGTCAGAGGTCGCTACGTTTCAGTCGTTTAATCCGCCCACCATGGCTCCGTTTCAGACCATCATACTGGAACTTGATGAGGTCGGAATCGGACGTGAACGGGAGAGTCAGGATGGGGCCTTCTGCGGGGTCAACCCGCAATATCCCCGAGCCGGTATCGAGCCACATCTGCCACGCTCCCTCGAACACGGCGAAGATGTAACCGTCAACCATCTCTCGGCTTCCATCGAGGTAGACGACTTGGACGCGCTCTTCGGTGACTTCTGCGATATCTGCAACCTGCGAGAACCGCTTGTCCCCGTCAGTCGTCATTAGGTACACGTCCATCTCGCTCCTCGTACTCGCCGAGGACTCTCTGGTTTGGGTCGTGGTTGTCATTGTCTGCAAGGCTGATGACCCGGCTCTGCCAGTCCGGGTGATTGTGGTTTACCGCTCGGTCGTCAACGTACACTTCAGCGCCGCCCTTCTCGCATTTGAGGCCGTTATAGGGGACGCCCCACATCGTCAGAAGACCGGCTATGTGACCGGCGTGGCTCCACGGTCGGGCCGTCCAGACGATGATATCGTAGTTCAGGTCTTCCTTGAGCGACCGAACGAACTCGACCATCTCCTCGTCCGGGGTCTCGCCGCCCGCCTTGTACGGGTCACCGGAGTCATCGGTGAGGGTCTTGTCGAAGTCGATGGCGATGAGAGTCATTGGGTCAGGTTGGCGCAGTCGTATTCAGAGACTCAACGGGAGTGCAAGACAGCCCGTAGAAGCCCCGAGTGTTGAACTCACCCGCCCCTTCTCGGTGCAGGTGTTCGATACAAAGGAATTTGGAACCGTCAACGGTCACGTAGTAAGCCTCGATGTTGGAGGGGGCCTTACCCGATACCGAGACCGACGCCGGTTTGTTGTCGGTCGCGGTCTGTTCTGGGCCAGCCCCCGTACAACCGGCCAAGACCACGAGGACGGCCAGCGTGACGAGAACGCCGCGTTTCATATTGGCACCCCTTTGTGAGCGATAAGAGAGGCTGTCCCGTCTGGGCCGTCGAAGACTAACTGTAACTCGTCGTCGTTGACGTGCTTTTGAAGGTCGTAATCGTCGGTGTCGAACGAAACTTCGACCATCACGCCGTCTGCGAGCCGGATGTATCGCTGTTCACTCGGCATCGTCTTCCTCCGGGTGTTGCCAGCAACGGTCGCCGGGGTTGTCCACTTCCCGAGTGCAGGGCGACCCATCGGATTTGGTACCCGAACAGGTCGGCGGGTTCTCGCTGTTGTCGGCTACTCTTTCGGAATCATCCTCGAAAGTGAGGGGGATATCCGAATCTCGGTTTTCGCCCACTTCGACCAGAACGTAGAAGCCACGTTTTGGGTCTCTCGTATGAGGGTGTGCGTGAACGACTCGTCCTTCAACATCGAATCCTCCGTTTTCATCGGGCTTGACGTGTTTCCACTCGTATCTCATGGCTGGCGAACTCGGTGTGTGTCTCCCTGTTCGATGCGGTCAGAGACGGTCAAGACGAGTCGGGCGACCTGTCGAATCTCGTCGGCTTCATCCGAGTCGGCTTGCTCTGTCGCTTCGAGAACAGCGGCCTGTGCAAGAATCTCGGAGTAGGCCCTCCTGCTCCACGCCTTCATCTCGTCAATCTGGTTGTGGAACAGACGGGCCTGCTCTACGGCGCGTTCGATATCCGATTCGTCCTCAAACGACTGCTCTGTAAGCAGGTCGTCGTCAACGGGTGGGTCAACTGATTGGCTCATTTGGGTCTGGTTGAAAACCGGAAGCGTTGGTGTTTGACTACTGTACGTCAGGCTCCGCAGGCTGGGCCTCCATAATGGCGGGAACGCCTGTCCCACCATCGCCGCCAGCCCGACCGGAGAAGTGGTCTTCGGGGAGCATCATCGGCTTGTCCCCGCTGATTACGACACCGCACTCGTCGTTGTCGCAGATTACTTCGCCAATCCCGTTATAGCGGCCTTCTGTCCCGCACACAGGACACCCCATCGTGTAGTGGAAGACCTCTTTCACGAGCGTATTCGGCCCAAACAGACCGGGTTCCATGATGTACGTCCCATCTCCGCGACGGGTCGAGGCGATTCCAGTAATCTCGAACTTGTCAGCACGGCATCCGGTTTTAGCGGACATTTGGGTTTAGATGTGTCTGGTTAGTGACGCGGGCGAAACCCGAGAACAGAGCCATTGCTATCAAAGGGATTCTGGCTTGTCTCGTGTTTCAGAGGGCGCGTCGTCCCCGTGGTAGGCGATGAGTGATGGGGTAGCAGTTCGTATTTAATATATCGGTTGGATTGACAGTCTGCTACCCAATACCATCCATATTGTGGGACTTTACGTGAAGTAGACAGGCTTCATCCACGCTAGCGGCTCGTCGTCAGAGACGCCGTGGACGATTCCTGCCGGTCGGGACGACGCAATCCCGAGACCTTCTTCATAGTCCCCAGCAGGCTGGAGCGAACCGCCCATAATCACGGGGCGTCCTGCAATGGGTTCGACCTTTATCTCGTGGTAGTGACCCCGGTAGGCCACGTCGAACTGGTTATTGATGAGCCACGAACCCCACCGGGCCTTCGGCGACGACGTGCCGATGTGTTCGAGACAGCCCTTCTCGTGTCCGTGTCGGATGTGACCCCGGTGACCACGCATCTCGAAGTTCGTGAAGTAGGTCGCATCGTTCTGGATGAAGGTGACGTTGTCAAGACCGGACTGACGAACCGCGAGGTCGAGCATCGAGTAGACGATATCATCCGCGTTCGCCTTGCTCGACTGGCCGCCGGTTCGGAGTTCCCCGTGGTTGCCGTGCTGACAGACGACTTGAACGGTCGGGAACTCTTCGGCAAGCCGTTTGATGACCTCGGTGTAGACCGTTGAGGCCCTCTCAATCTGCCCTCGGAGGTGGAGGTCAATCGAGTGCGGCTGGCTGGCATAGATGGTTTCGTTCGTGACGATATCGCCGCCGAGCAGGAGATGTGCGGTGTCGAACTCAATTCCTGCCGCTTCACGGCGCTCTTTTTCGGTCAGTCCGTCGTTGACGTATTGCCACACTCGGTCTTCTGCAATGTCCGAGTTGAACGTCTCCCCTCCATACTGGTCGTGTTCTGTCTGCCCGAAGTGGTCGTCAGTACGGAAGAAGACCATATCTTCGTTCCCCGGCTCTGCAAGAAGCCCGCCGTCTGCTCGGGCAGGCTGGTACTGCTGAAGTCGGCGCTTCAGGTCAAGTTCGAGTTCAGCAAGGAAGTCCCGTGCTTTCTTCGAGACGGACTGCTTCGTGGAAGTCTGACTCCGAAGAACTCGAACCGAGCCGGGAGCGGTGTCTTCTGTGTCCGTGGGTGCCTCATAGCCTTCGATGTGGTACACGCCGTTTTGCGGTTCTGGGATACGAACTCCCGCTTTGCGAAGCCGCCGAATGATATCGTAAGCGCCGGAAGTAGACTTGTAACCCAGCGCGTCTGCGATTTCCTCGGCAGTCGCAGGCATGGTTTCTGCGGCAATTCGCTGGTTAGTGGTGAGGTTGTCGAGATATGTCATTTGGGTCTGGTTACTGAATCCCCGTGCTATGCTGTGCTGTGTAGGGAAACCGAGAGAAGTGGGTGGTAGTGCCCGAACCACCTAATTCGGGGATGTGCTGTGGTTGGTTCGCGGTTCAGGGTACTACCCTCTTGTAGCCCCCATCATAACCGGGTGCGATGACTTAAGCATAACGTATGTGTGCGTTATTGCCGGGCGCGTTCACCTGCCCAGATTCCACACGAGTTCTGTAAACAGAAGGTAGGGGCCTTCTGCCACACGGTTTCGCACTTCATCGGCGAATAGCCCAATGAGATGTACGTCTCAATTCGTTCTCGCGTGTAGTCCTCGTCGAAGTCTGGAAGACCCCTAAAGAACTCTACCATCGTCTCTATGGGTACGCCCTTGTCCATCATCTGCGTGATGGCGTACATCTCGAAGTAGTGCGATTGGGCGCGGTGAGAGAAGGCATCGTCTCGCTCGGAGAACGCCGCCACACACGGGCGGTCGGATAACACGAAGCCGAGGTCATCGACACCGATGTTCTCGTTAGCGGCTTCCTCATAGGCTTTGACACGGTTTGGGTCGTAGGATGAACCGCCAGTCGAGCGTGTTGAGGAAGGGGCGTTCCGAATCCGCTGGGTCAGAACTTCGGCGGCCTTCTCGTTCGGAACAGGCCGGAAGCGGGAGTCGAGTTCTCGCCGCTGTCGGGTCAACTCGATATAGTCCCGAGGACGCATTGTGGCGAGTTCTTTGAGGGTGACCGGAACGCAGAAGCGGTCTTCTCCGAAGGCCTGACTCGCGCCAAGGTGCTTCGTGTTCGGCACCCGTCGAAGCCGCCCGAGGTCGGACGAGTCCACGTCGATATAGTCTTCGAGGTCGTCCAATCCGGTCGCCTCAATGATGTAGTCCTTGAGGGCCATCGAGTAGGAGTTGATACCGTTGATGAACTGGGAAAAGTCCCCGTTCGCCGTACTGATTGGTGGAAAGACCAAGTCAATGTGGATTCCCTTGTGGCCCGACAAGACCACTTGCCACGATTCGGGACTGGCCGTTTTCAGCAAGAACCGCGCAACCTTCCGGGCACGAACCAGCAGTCGGCTCATGTCCCTAATCCACGCCGCTGTCGGGTCGGACTGCTCACCGCTTCGGTACTCGCCCGTGTCGGGCACGTCGAGGTCGATGAACAGGCGGTCGATTCTGGGAACGTTCCCGTCTTTGGTATGGCCCTCTGGGAACGAATATACCGAGATAAACGGCCAGTTCTGGGGGTCGTCTTCGGCGTCAAGGATGAGTTCAGCGGCTTCCTCTGGAGTAGTCGCCCACCGCTGATACTTCGTTGCCCGACGCGGCCACGACCCAGCCCAGAACCGGAGGCCGTCGAGTACGAGTTCAGTTTCGGTCGTCGTAGTCACGTTCTGCAACCTCAAGCCATCGTTCTTCCATTTCGAGTTTCTTCATCCGATACTTGTGTTCGAGTTCCGTCTTTTCACGGAGCCGTTCTCGGCGGTGGTCGAGCCACACTTCGGTCGCCGCAATCAGCAGGAACACCGCGACTGTCCCGAGGACACCGTAGACGACGAGGAGCCACATGGCTTACTCCAGCGTCCCACCGAGGGTCTGCTGGGACTCGGCATCCTTCTGCTTCTGAGCGTAGACCGGCTCCTCCTCGAAAATGGACGCCATCTCGTCGTCCACGTCTTCACCCTTGACGATGGCCTTCGTCGTCTTCGACGCCTGACTCGTCATCTCACCGAGCGTGTCGTCTTCGGTGATATCGACGGCTTCGCCGTTGAAGGGATGGATGGCAATAGTACCGGAACCGTCGCAATACCGGCTCACGTACTCGTCAGCGACCACATCTTCAATGCCTTGGATGTTCCGTACCTCATCAGCGGCGGCCTGAACGATTTGCGAGTAGTCGAGGCTAACGTTCACGTCTGTAACGGAAGCGAAGTCGCTGATGGAATACGTCAGCGGCGAGCCGCTGTGTTCGGTGATGTAGCCCGACTCCCTCATCGAGTCGAGCGACCGGCGAACGTCCGAGTCACGGATGTTGTGACCGAGACGGCGAAGTTCCTGCTGGATATCCTTCCGGGCAGGTGCGTAGTCGAGTTCGTTCAGCAATTTGAGGATGGCTTGGTCTTCGTCGGTCAGGTTCAACGCCGACATGACCATGTTGTTCCCCATAATCTGCATCGTGTACCAGTAGTCCACCGGGGTCGCTAACAGGACAAGACCCCTTCCGGTGTCCACAGTCATGCGGTCGGCATGGTGGAGAAGCGCCATGTTCCCCATCATTGAGGCGAGCCGGTCGAAGTCGAACCGGGCCTCGTTGAACTCGGTCGGCATCATCCGGCCTTCTTCAATAGTCTGCCGGGCGATTTCGACCATTCCCGGTTTTGCGACCTTGTTGTTCACGTTGTCGGTGAACAGCCGGACGGGAATGTTCTCGAAATACTGCCGGATACGTGCCCGCTCGACCGGGTCAACGTTCAGCGTGACCTGACCGGCGTGTTCCTCAGCCTTGCGCTTGATGACGCGCTCAGTCTGCTCTTTTGTGGTGTCCACCGACTGCATGAACGCCCGCTTGAGAAGTTCGGGAAAGTCGTTCATGTCGGCGTTCCGGTTGTCCGTCGCCATCGTAGCGAAGACGATTCGGGGACACTCCAGAACCATCGTCTCCGTGCGGTCGTCGTCATCGGGCGACTTCGTAATGTCCGTGACCTTCCGCTCGGAGTCGTTGCCCTCGCCCCAGTCTTTCAGCATCTTCTCGGTGCCTTCGTTGACGCGGGCGAGGTCACCGACGATGTGGATATCGTACTTGTTGGCTTCCTTCGCGGAGTAGTACCGGGCGGTCTCGGATTCGTCAGTCGGGTGTTCGTAGACCATGCCCGGCCCGTAGATGGCTTCGAGGGTCTTGCGGAGGGTAAAGTCCTTCCCGCCGCGTGCGGGCGAGTAGAGGACGAACAGGCCACCCCCGCTTTCGAGGCCACCGTTGATGGAGGCCGTAGCAACAGTCAGGCAGGTATCTTCTTCCCCGACCACCCCGAGGTCTCGGGTGACTTGGAGGATGGTGTGGAGTTCGGGTACTTCGCAGTTGTTGCCGTTCGTCGTGTCGTACAGGTGAGAGTCGATTTCGCTCATGTTGGGTCTGGTTGGTTTGGTTGATGGTCGAGCCGGAGCCGCCGCTATTTCATGTCCTATTTCATGCGCCTAACACGGCGGAAAAGAGTGGCTACGCTACGCCTTCAGTTGTCGCGCTCTTCCCGCTTCTTCGTCGCCACACGGCGAGCGAGTTCGCGTTCGACGGTGTCCTGAAGGTCTCGGGCAACGTCGGCATACACCTCGTCTGTGTCGTCCTCGTCTTCGAGGGTCACCGTGGCGGTCGCACCGAACGTAATCGGCTCGAATTGGTCAAGTTGCACTTTGCGGTCGTAGTAAACTTCGAGAGTTTCGATTTGCATTAGCGGCTGTGTAAGGGGCCTTAGTCAAGCGATTCCGACAGTTGTTGAATAAGGGAAGACCCCTTACTCGAAGACGCGGGAGACGACGGCTTCAGCGCCGCCGAAGTCTTCGACCATGTTCTCGGTCAGGTCGTTACCAGCGTCTTCGATAAGGTCGAAGAGCAGGGCTTCTGCCTTCTCGGGGTCATCGTACCCAAGAGTCTGACAGGTCGAGATGAAGTCCTCGATAGCGGGCGGAACCTCGGTCGGTTCAGAGGGCGCAGAGGCCGCCGCAGAACCGCCGTCAGCGACCGCCGTGGGTTCGGTCTCGTTTGCGGCGTCGTCGGCTCCCAGCGTGCCCTGCTGTCCGCTGTTCGAGTTCTGAACAGTCACGTCCTGTTCGAGTTCCACGTCCTTGACGATGGGGTGGTGGTACTTGCGGTCGGACTGGTTCGACTGCTTCTTCACCTCAAAGAACGCCACGCGGCGGTCTTGGAGGTCGCCCCGGAGGATGTTGTCACCGGAGGTGTCGGCAAGCCAGTTGTGGATATCGCTGTCGTCCACGACTGCCTCGCGTCCGTGAGTGGTCAGAATCTTCGCAAGCGTCTTCGACGCCGACTTCGGGCCGAAGCGGTCGGAGCCGCCGTACCACATGATGACGTTCTCGATGCTCACCGGGTCGTCGTCGTTCGCCATCACGACGGCCTCGACCAGTTCGTACCGCTTCTCGGTTCCGCCGTAGTTCTTGACGAGGAACTGGTTGGCGTCGTCTGCCGTCACGTCCGGGGCCTCGGGGTCGGCAGGGTCGATGCCGACGACTTCGCGCCACGAGAAGGCCTTGTATTTGCCCTTCTCAGGGTCATGGTAGAGGCACCCGTCCACGAGTTCCACGTCGGTCATGGCGATGCCGAGCGACTGTCCCCACTTGTTCGCGTTACCGAACACCCGGTCAAGGTCGCCCTCGATGGGGGCGTAGGGAGTCAGCGTGAGGTTCTTGTCCGGCTCGGAGGAGCCGCCGTTGTTGCCGCCGTTGTTCGCGCCGCTGTCCTGCTCGTAGGAGGTGTAGTCGTACATTGTTGGGTCTGGTTGGATGGTTTGTTCAACGGGCTGTGCCGCACTCGGTGGGGTACACTATCCTATCTTGGAATCACCCCAATACCGGAGCAGGGAGTCGAACCCAGCGAGAACGCCTCCGCCGTTTCGGAGACTCCGGTTCAGTCTTCAATCACCCGTATCGGCGTCTGCAAACGTGGCAGAGACAGAACGGGCCGTGTGCCGGTACAGGAGTAGGTTGCGGGTCGATTTCGTAGTCGTACATGGGTCTGGTTGGTCAGGAAAAGGGCCGAAATCAGAGTACCCCACCGAGTACCTTTAGCCCCCATCACAACTGGGTGGGGTATATTAACGATAACGGGCAGAACGAGAAAGGGGCCTTACAGACTCACACCGAGGTCGTCGGCGACCGTCTCCGCATCGTACTTTTTGTGAGAGCCGCCACGCTGGAAGCCCCGTTCTTGGACTCGGTCGAGCATCGAGGCGACCTCGACCATGCCCTCGGCGGTTCGGTGACGGCCCTCATCCAGAGCGGGGAACACGTCTTCCAGCAGGATAGCGGCCTGCTCGTGTCGGGCGGCCAAGAACGGCCCGACGTATTCGAGGAACGTCCGAACGTCGTTCCGAGTAGTGAGCCGGACTTCGTACTGGTCGCCGATATCGTCGCGCTCCTCAACGCTCGCCTTCGGGTTCAACCCGAGGTCGGTACACAACTCATCGACGAGACCGACCGCTTCCGGGCTGGCCTTCTTGAATCGAATCTCGAACACGACCTCGTAGCCGAACTTGGAAGACCCCTTCTTGCGTAGCGAAGCCGAGAGCGTTCCACCCCAGTCGAAAGCACCTGCCGCATACGGCCTCCTCCAGTCGTTTTCGAGGTCGTCTGTGACCATGTCTGTCGAACTATGCGACGGCGACACATTTAATATTGTTTGTGCGGTCATAATGGGGGAGACAGGTACGGAGTCATCCGGTTTTCTTCCCACTCCCCGGTCTATCCCAGAGAGGGGAGACCATAGAGGGGAGAGTCCTATTCGGTATAGTCCTATTTGGAGTAGTCCAAACCAGACTTCTCCTATCAGGATACCCCCAACCGGAGAGTCTTAACCAGACTTCTCTTATTGGGATTACTCCTATCAGGATAGTCCTACGTTCCTGCTGAATTGGGGTAGTCCCAATAGGAGTAGTCCGGTTGGGAATACCGAGTATAGTCGCTACACGTCGGTATGTGAAACAGTTAGCACACCTTCTCCGGCTCTGACTCTGTCCGGCTCCTTCCAGACCCAAATGTGATTCTCCATGCCATACGATGAGCGAGAAGCAGAGCCTCTGACCGAACCAGACACGCCCAACGCGACCAAGTTCTACGGTTACGACGAATCTGCTGACTACGACCAGACGCACCGCCTCGATGGAACCGAGAAGTTCTCGGACTACTATTCTCGGCTCGCCGCCTACAATAGCGGCATTTGGAACGGGAAGTGGGCCGACAACAGCCTGCGCCGAGAGCAGGATAACCTCGCCCTCTTCGACGCCATCGCATCGCAACTCGAACTGACTGATTATCAGCACCGCCGAGGCCGTCAACTGTTCGCCGAACTCGACCTCGCTGAACTGTCTTCTCCGAATGGAATTGACGCCGCACTCTGTGCCGTCTGTGTTGCCGCTGTCGTGGCCCGAGAGGACGGGAGGATGTATCACCCTTCCCGGCCCGAAGACGCCAACGACGGCCTGTTCTCGGCCCTCTTGGACGACCTCGGTTACTCGACTCGACTCATCCACAAGTGCTACGGAAAGGTTCTGAATCGGGTGAATCTCTGACATGATTATCTACGTTGACCAGCGGGAGAAGAAGCCGTACAACTTTCCCGCAATGGAGACCGAAACGGCCCTTCTGAATTATGGCGACTACGCCGTGAAGGGCCTCGGCTATTGGGACGTGAATCCGAATACCGGGCAAGAAGAGTTCTACCCGGAGTTCGCCGTCGAGCGCAAGTCTCTCAACGACCTCGCCCGCTCGGTCGGGACTGACCGAAAACGGTTCGAGGACGAAATTGAACGCGCACAACAGGCAGACAACTTTGCGGTCGTCATCGAGTCAACGATGACTGACGCCTACAAGGGGCGTTACTACTCGAAAATCCATCCCAACGCCGTTGTCGGGACGGTCAAGAAGTGGCCTTACAAGTACGGCACACTCCAATTCAAGTGGGCCGAAGACCGCGAGGGAGGAAAACAGGAAACGCTACGGCTACTCGACAAATGGTACATCCAAGCCGCGACGGACTTGTTCTAACGCCGCTTCGACCAATAGTAGGCAATCAGCGGTGGAACTCCCAGTATGACCGCTCCGATGATGAGCGTCCGGTAGATTACCCCGTCATCACCTGTTACGAACGCATAGTTCAGGCTGTATTCGGTGGCCGTCACGACCAACCAAATCAAGGTGAGATACCCGAGCAGGGAGACCACCTTGACGAGTGAACCAGCGTTTCTAAACAAGCCCGCCATCGCCCTCAGACCTCCTTGAAAATTAGGACATGATGGGCGTCTTCTCGATAGAGCGTGTGGTTCTCGCTGAGAGAATCCATCCCGATTGACTCAATGAGCCGCACGTCGTGTCCATCGTAGACTTCTTCTTGAATCCCGAAGCCGCCTTCTGGAGCGTAGACGTACACTTTATCATCGGACTGTTCAACTCGGTCGCTGGGGATGTAGTCCGCGAGTCGGTCTACGAACCCGGTGAGTGATGCACTCATTTCAATACTCAAATTCATCTGCTACTAAATGGTTGTTTGGTGAACGGTCAATTGGTACTTCGTGTCCACAATCCGCACAGACCCACACTTCATAGGTTCCATAGTGGGTCTCGGTTTCAGAGTAGAAACCGTCTCCGTCGTGTTGGCAAGCGTAGTTGGGCATTGGGTCTGGATAGCCCCCGTGATTTCATCTAATCTTTCAGACTAAGGGGGCATAAGCCTCTCTTTTGAGGCCTCTATCGGGTGCGTTCTATCTTGACCCTACGCCCACCCGTGTTGAGTAAACGGGCTTCTACGTGATACGGGCCAACGATACTGACTCCTTTCGTGTAACCGGCTGTTTCTGTCACGTTCAAGTTGTTGCTGGGGAAGACTGCTTTCGGGCCTTCATCGTCGTGGACGACTGCCAAGGCCCCTTCCTCGGCCCCGCTCAAGGCGTCCTGTGCCATAAGGGGGCTTTCGGCTTGGAGCCAGCCACGGTCAGCGAAGTCACCGAACGACGCTCGCTCCATCTCGTTCACGTCCCAGTCAGCGTTCAAGACCTCTTTTTCGTCGGTCTCAGGTTCCGAATCGGTCTCCTTCTTGGAGAAGGCCCCTTGTTCATCTTCGTCGAACATCTTGGCCCACTCCTTGATGCGGTCTTTCTTCGCGTCCAACTCTTCTTCAACCGCATCAGTATCGAGGTTCGCGTCTGGCTCAGGTTCCGGCTCGTCGGCTTCGGGTTCGAGCAGGTTGCGGTATTCGGCCCGAAGTTCGCCGTCGTCGGTGAACTCGTCCTGCTTTGAGTACGGAACCGGCTTGCCGGGCTTGACAATATCGAGTTCGCCGGTCGCCTCGTAGTCTTGAACGTACTTCGGAACCTCCCCGTCTTCATCTTCGGTGTAAACAACCCGAGTGAGGTACGTGTAACCGAAGACGCCCGGAGTGAGCATCGTCCGGCGAACGGTTACTTCTACGTCGTCGTCAATGGTCTCCAGCGCCAACGCCTCGTCCTTGACCGTCTTGCCCTTGACTTTGATAAGGGTATCCCGGTCTCGGTCTATCTCACCAGCGGTTGTCTCGACCGTTTTGGTGGTCTCGACGGCCCGTGGGTGGATAAGGAAGAGCCGGGTTCGACCGGGGTTAATCTTGGGCGGCGAGTTCCCGCTGGTTACAGAGATGGCCTTCGAGACACCGTGGACACGGGCCTCGTCAACGAACTCCTGAACGGTCGAGTAATGGGACTTCCCGACAGAGAGGAGCAGGTCGTGGCTGTGGAACTCGACCATTTCTCCGGCGTGAGTCCCGGTCGGGCGGTCGTTCAACAGGCGCTCGATGTGGCGGGAAGCCTCGCCCCGTGGAACGGTCTCTGTCAGACCACCGGGGCCGGTGACTGACAACTCGAACTGGAGACCGGGGAACTCTTTGTAAGACCGCTTCCGGTTCTCCTTGAATGGAATCGGCTCGGCGAACTCAACGAACGCTGGGAGTTCGCCGCCCGGCCCAACATCGCTCCGCAAGTATGCTTTCCCGTTCTTGAGATAACCGCATCCACGCTCCGGGTTCGGGATGGTCTCGGTCTCGTCGGAAGGGGCGTTCTGGGGTTGGTTGGTGAGGCTGTCGCTCTGGGTCTGGGTGGTTTCGATAGACATGGTTGGGTCTGGTCTGGAAGGGGCGTTCTTAGAACGATTCAATGGTGTGGGAGCAGGCCCGGCAGGTCACCGCGCCAACTCCGGCGAGAGTGTGGTTCGAGAAGTTTGCTCGGTCATACCCACACATCGGGCAGTTTTCTTCCACAATTAGAGTGTAAGAGCCTTGGTCGCCCTCGACCGGGTCGGCCCGAAAGGACGAGTGAATCAGAACCGGAAGGGCGCTTCCGGGTTTCTCGTCACCAAAAACGGCTTCTCGCTCTTTATCGCTCATGTTCGGCATCGCCTTCACCGGAGTCCGGTTGTTGGGGTGCCGGTCAATGTTCACTTCTTCGCCGGTAACTGGGTCTATGATGTTGATGGTATCGGACATTTTGGGTCTGGTGGGTTGGCTCTCTTCCCGCTGTTTCAGGCTCCTATTTCATGTGCTGGGGAAGGGTCGTTACATGACTTCGACTTCGACGGTCGCCAACAGGTCGTCAGGAATCACCGTATGGATGTGGAAGAAGGCTTCCGTGTCTTCGGTGATGGTCTCCGGCGGGTTGATGGGGCCGTATCCAAGGTTCGGGCCAGCGGGAATCCGTCCGACTGCTCTGACCGTCTTGAAGCGACCTTCGACAAGGAACTCGCCGTCCTCGATAACTTCGACATTGGTGACGTTCTTGAGGCGAACCCCGTCGTAGAGGTCGTCTTCATCGACCCCCTCTGTTCCGAACGTCACCCAGTCGCCACCGAGCCGGGCCGCGACAATTGCGGTCTCGGCAAGTGCCACTTTTTCGGAAGTCCAGTCGTCGCTGTCGTACCTCATAGTGCGGGTACCTGTCCGGCCTGTTCAGCCATCTGACGCGGCGGCGGGCAACCGTGGGAGTGTTCGTCCATCCAGTCCTTCGCGGCGACGAGAGCCAACATACGGCCCTTGTGGCCGCCGCCACAGTTGCCCCGAATAAGGTAGTTCGGGGGGCCGTACCACGAGGTGAATACCGCCTCGAAGTGACCCCTTTGGTTCAAGTGGACAATAACTCGATACGGAGAGTCACCGTACTGCCATTTGATGAGGTCGTCGTACTCGGCTATCCTGTGCCAGCCGGTCTTCCCTGTTCGGGGAACGACCTTCTCGTGTTTCACCATCGGCCCTCCTCTAATGCTCGTTCGGCGGCGGCCTCGGCCCGAGCAAGAGCCGCAGATTCTAACTCGGCCATCCGCCTCTCGGCGGCCTCTTCAACGGTCTCCGTGAACAGGAGTGCCGTGTTGACGACACCTCGGTTCTCGAAGTCCGTTCCGAGGTTGAGCGCGGCATGAACCGCGTGAGCGATTGCGTCGGCTCGTCGTTCGGGTGGAACGTCGTCGGCAAATTCCTTCGATACTTCAATCGTGATTTCTGCGTGCTGAATCTCTGTCATGGGTCTGGTTGGTCTGGTTAAAGGTCGTGGCCTCGACCCCGAGCGCGGGCCGCATCGAGGCAGTCGTCACACATCTGGTTGTTTGTGTTCGGGTGACCCGGCGGGAAGTTCCCGCAGTTGTCGTAGTTGACGCAGGCCCCTTCTGGAATCTTGGTTACCCCCGTGGGGAGCGTCGTCTGCTGGGTCTCAGCGGCCATCTCTTAGGCGGTTCCCTCCAGTTGGGAGACGGTCGGCGACCAGTTCGAGGGCCGGTGAGCGTCGATAGCGCCCTCACCGAAGACCGACAGCAGAATCTTGCGGTTATCGAGGTCGGCTCGGGTGAAGGCATCGTACAGGTCACCCTTCCAGAGAGCGTTGAAGAAGTGACCTCCCTTTGGTCGGAACTCGGACGGGTCTTTCTTGAACTCGCCCCACTTGACGTATTTCTTGATTTCGTCGCGGGCGCTGTTCCGGTTGACCGTCGAAGGAAGTTCATTCAATGGCTTCCGAACGACGGTCATCAGAGCAACGCTCGCTCCGGCTTGGTAGAGGTACTCGAAATGGTCGGCAGTCAGTTCGATTTCGGACAGAGGGGTTTCGGCGTTCATGTTGGGTCTGGTTGGAAGTGGTCTTCTGCGGTTCACCCTTTCATGGATATTTCAAACTACGGCGGTCTATACGTCGTCCAGCGATTCGACCGTGTAGAACCCGCCACCATTCAGAGACTCAACAAGGAAGCCCCCTTCGACGAGTTCGGTCACGACTTTGCCTCGATGGAGTCGGGGAAGGCCAGCGAACTTCATTCGAGGAAGTAGACGAACGTGTTTTCATCGTCAACAGGACTGAACACGGTCGTCCCGGTGGCGTAGAAGGGTAGTTCCACGTCGTCGTACTCGCCAAGACCGAGGACGAGTTCCTTGACGGTGAACTCGTTTCCTTCGCCCGGCCCGGAAGGCCGCTTCTCGGCGTCGTTTGGGACGAGATAGGAGACCGTCACCGACTGGGCGAACGGGGAAATCGGATGGATGCTGATACCGACAGCGTGGTACGGGATGGTCACCCGGCACCCAACGGTAGCGGTCTGAGTCTCAATACGATGCGTCTCTGGTTCGAGTTTCAGAGTCATGGTTGGGATGGGTCTGGTTGGGACAGTCTCAATCGGATACGATACTCCCAACAGGAGAGTCGGTGTTCCTGCTGGATTGGGGAAACCGAATAAGGGAAGACCAAATAGGAGAATCCGAATAGGACTCCCCTCTATAATCTCCCCTCTACTGGGTCGATGACAACGGTGAAGTCTGGATTGGGGTCGTAGGTCAACTCCGAATCCTCGATGAAGCCCTCGGCGAGAACGTTCCCGTCTCGGTCTTCAACAATGAGTCGGAGAACCCCCGTCAGGCTGTTACCCCCGTGGTGGCCTGTCGTGGGCTTCGTCCCCATCAGCACTTTGACCAGCCACACTCGGGACAGAACGGGCACCCACCGGAGAGGTGGACGTGTTCGCTACGGCACTCGGGGCAGACCATCATGGCTTTCGACATAGTGTTCAGGCAAAGGCGGTGTTCACATCCATCACCTCGAAGGCGACAGACTCCTCATCGAGCGATTCCTTGATGTGGTGAGCGATATGAGACAGTTCTTCGGTGCCGCCATCGACACCGAAGCAATCCACGACGGCCACTCGTTCGAGGACGAGTTCGCCGTCTTCCATCACGTAAGCCCCCTTCGCCGGGAGCCGGGTTGCCCCGCCAAATCGCCGAGACAACGTTGTAATGACTTCCTCGACTGTCTCTTCGGCCCCGTCCTTCTCGGTCGGGATATAGAACCGGACTTTCTTCGACCGGCTCGTAATCAGCGTCTCGTTTACATCTTCGCTACGGGAGTGGTTTGACGTACTCATTTGGGTCTGGTTGGTGGTTAGTGCTGAAACCGGAACACGGTGACAGCGGTGTGTTTCGCTCGTGGTTTCAGGAACGCTCGGCGGTTTAACTCCACAACGAGGATGTAGGTCTGGAGTGTCGTCGGGTGAGTCCAATGGAACTTGTAGCGGTTGTCACCCTCTGCTTGGTGAACCTCTCCCTCCTCGATGCACCCCCGGATAATATCCCCCGAGATGCGGCGGGAACGTCGTTCCTGATTGAAGTGGTCGGTCGGACGGTACTCCCCCGGTTCACGAGGAACCGCCGTCACCGGGAAATCGTGGGAATAGTCGGCGGCGTAATCGTCCCACTCCTTGTGGGTAACGACGCTCACGCTTCGACCACCTCGATTGAAGCCTTACAGCACCCCGTTCGGTACCGATGTGGGTTCTCGATGACCTTCGACCGGCGGAACCGAGGTTCTTCTCGACCGCACTCCTCGCACTTGAGAAACCACTTGGCTTCGTCGTGGGCGAACGACGGGCAATGTCGGGGAGCATCGAGTTCGGCGGCCTTCACCTTGAATCGGTAACCGTGGCCGCCCTTGCCGTGATGTTCATACTCCCAGATGTGGACGAGTTCGTGTCGAATCGTCCCTTCCCAGTCGTCGTTCCATCCCCACGACTGGTAGGCCTTCCATGCGAACCGCATGAAGTATTGGCCGTCCTTCTTGCCCGCCTTTCCAGCCGCTCGACGGAGCCGCTTCGAGACCTGAATCTCGACCTTGTCAAGCGGCACGTCGATATCGACAGTCTCGGCGTACTCCCTAATCGCCAATTTCAACTCCGAAGGAGTCAGGCCGTCGCCGGGGCGGGTGAATCCGCCATCGGCCTTCGTTTTCTTGCGGCTGGAAGGGGCCTTCGCTGTTGGCGGTCGGCGAGCCGAGCCGGGTGACGGAAGGTGAAACGTCACGCTTCCACCTCGTAGCGATACAACTGGTTTGGTTGTTTGATTTTGAACTCTCTCATGGGTCTGGTTGGTCTAACTGACGACTGGTTGCCATCGTCAGGCCACGGGAACCGCCCGTGACGACAGGGGAAGGTGAACCCCCTGTTTCGGCTTTATCGTCCAGTTGCGGTGGTGTTCGTCGTGTCCATCTCTTTGGTGAAGACCGGCTGGCCGCCCTCAGCGGGGACGACCCAGACGGTATCGCCCTTTTCGATACCTTCGGTAATCCAGAGATAGCGGATGTATTCGTCAGTCAGGGTCTCGTCGATAATCTTCTGGGCGTCAGCGATACCTTCGGCCTCGATACGCTTCCGCTCGGCCTCCTTCTTGGCGGCCTCTAACTCGAACTCCATCGCTTCGGCGTTCTGCCGGGCGCTGATTTTGCGCTCGATGGCGTCCTTAACGGACTGTGGCGGCTCGATGTTCCGAATCTGCACATCCAGAATCTCGACGTACTGGGAGACCGGGGCTTCTTCCATGCAGGCTTTCGCGTCGGCCTTCAAGGCGGCACGAGCGTTCCCGCTGGCAAGGGACATGGAATCGTGGTTGTGTCCTGCTTCACGGATGCACTCACGAGTCTTCGAGGCGACCCGAGATTGGATTCGCTCGTTCGGGCCGACCTGAGTGTAGGCGTCAACGGCCATGTCCTTCTTGACCCGGAAGACGGTTGCCGCATCCACCTCAACGGTGAGGTCGTCAGCGGCCATCACTTCAATCTCCTTGTCCCGAAGGGTGTCGTTGGCGACCATCGAACCCTTCGCGGCGACGTACATCTGCTCACGAACATCGTAATCGTAGTAGGAGATACCGGGCCGGTCAATCTTCATCCCCGGTTCAGCGGCTTGTCCGGTAGCCGCACCCCATGATTTCTGTACCCCGACGTGGCCTTCTTCGACTGTCTCGATACAACCCGCCCCCATCAAGAGGAAGGCGATTGCGAGTAATCCAACTCCGAACTTCAAGTGGTGTTTTGCTATCATGGGTCTGGTCGGTTCTGACGCTTGGTTACCATCGTCAGGCCACGGGTTCCTCCCGTGACGACGCCCCCAGAAGGGGCGTTTCGGTTTTAACGCCTGACCGCCTGCCGGTAGCGCCGCTCGATAGCGGTCATCGACTGGTCGTACATCGGGGCGTCGTTGCTGTCTTCGAGCAGTTCCAAAATGTCGTCACTAACTTCGATGGGCATTGTTGGTTTACAGAGGAAGTTTGCCGGGGAAGTGCCGGTAACAGAGGTCGGCCCACTCGGTCGGGGCGAGGAAGGACTTTTGCTTGAAGTCAGGACTGGAGAAGCCCCCTTCGAGATACCAGCACAATCCGGTTTGTCCGACGACTTCCTGAAGCGTGAGGCGATGAACCGGCTCGGGATACCACCGCTTCATGTGGTGCCACTTCTGGAACTCCCCCCAGAAGGTGAAATCCACGTCGTTCTTGTAGTGGCCCCAGAAGTCGTGGACGGCTCGGTTCTTCAGATTGTCTACCTTTGAGATGTGGTCGGGATGTGTGCCGCCATTGAAGACGAATAGCCGGTCGTTGGCTTCGATATCGGCGACCATCTCTTCATACGACCCATATGGGTCGTCGCTGGTGAAGATGACCTCAACGCCGTAGGCGAAGATAGCGTCATATAGGTAGTCGTTCATTTTCTTGAGGAGTTTAGCGGCTTCCTCGACCTCGGCGGGAACCTCGCCGTCGTATTCGGTCTCGTGGTATTCGCGTCCGATTCGCTCTGCAACTTGTCGTTCGGTGAGCCGGTGGTTGGCCGGAGTCACCGTTGGGTGGTTATTTGCTCCCATTTGGGTCTGGTCTCCGTGGTTGAATCCTCGGGCTGGTTGGGCCGTCATCGGAAGCCTCGTCGGGGAATCGAACCCCGGTCTCGCCAGTCGAGGCTATATAAATGAGTGCGAGTTGGTTGGTTTGTGTCGCGTCAGGGCCGTGAAACCCCGTTAGACGGGTTGCTCACGTCCCGTTCGGTTTGCGAGTCGCGTTCCTGACTCGCATTTCGCTTCTCGGCGTCAGCCAGTATCTCACAGGCCAACTTCAAATTCCGCTCGAACACATCCCGGTCGAGGTCGGATAAGACCCCTTCCTCGTTCAGTCGCGTTGCTTCTCCAATGATAACTTGTGCCGCGTCTCGATAGTGCATTAGAACCTCTCGATGACGTTTCCCTGAGGGAACTGTTCGACTTCGCCGCCGGGATACTCGACGTTGAGGGTCGATTTTTCGTACCACCACGTCACTACCTTGCGGCGCTTGATTCGGTCACCGTGTTGGGCTATCACGATATTGGGCGTCATATCCAGTCTTCGAGCCACTCGAAGCGGTCGGCCTCAAGCCACGCTTCACCGTTTGTCAATCGGGCGTTGCCACTAACGGTCAGATGAATCTCTGGGTTGTCCATTGGGTCTGGTTGGTCTGGTTAAGAGAGTCGGCGTTCCCGCCGAGTTGGGTGTGCCCCCCATCTGAATCTCATAGGGGAATATAACGATACCGGGTTTGGTTGTAGAAGACCCCTTACAGGCAGTCTGAATACCCGCAGGCCTCGCAACCGAAAGCCCCGAAGGAAGCCCCGCCGACGTGAACCAGCTCGTCTTCCCAGTAGGCTTCCCGGCCAGCGTCACAGTCTTCGGTGAAGTGGCACATGGATTACTCGAACAGGTTGTTGATGGTCTCGCCGAGTTGGCGGCGGTCGCGTTCTTCGGTGAAAGCCTCACGGTGCCGATTGTGAGTGATGAACAGGTCGTCAGGAGATGGGTCAGCGGCACCGCCGAGGTGCTGGTAGGATTGGTGTTCTTCGTCCTGCATGGTTAGAAGGCGAGAGGGTCTTCGGCAGGGTCGCGCTCCTCGATGCCGAGGCCGAAGGCCAGTTGTTCATCAATCAGGAACTCCGGTTCGAGTTCGTCACGGTCGTCGTAGACGGTGCTATCGTTATGGTTCGGGTCGTAGTCGAACATGGTTGGGTCTGGTTGGTTGAACCGGCCCCGAAGGGCCGAATCCCGAGCCGGGAATCGAACCCGATTAGAAGCCCGTCGCTCTCGGGTTGAAATCAGTCAGAAAAGCGGTTCCTGTTGGTTTAGGCCCAGACAACCTTCATACCGGCCTCCTCGATGGCTTCGAGAAGTTCGTCCGAGGTAGCATCGCCGACCCGGTTAACCGTCTCGAAGGTCTCTTTGACGGTCTCGGTCTCGACTTCTTCGCCTTCAGTCTGGTACCAGACTTCTTCGGGGGCCTCGTAATCGACGGGGACGAAAATTGGGTCTTCGTCTTCTCCGAAGGAGTCAGCGGGAAGGCCGAAGTCCTCGCAGTTGTCCTTCGTGATTTTGTCGAACTCCCCTTCCGGCTCCTCGAACTCGTCCTTGTAGGTCGGGAGGTTCCCGTCGAGGCTGGCGCACTTCTGTTTCAGGCCCTCGTTTTCGTCGTCGCCGTAGGCGATAGCATCAAAGTGGCAGTAGTGGTCGGCCCAAGGGCTACGGCCCTTGTCCTTCTTCTTAGCGACCCCGAGAGCCTTGCACGACTTCTTAAGAAGTCGAATCATGTCGATGGTCTTCCAGTAGTCTTCGTAGTCTTCGACTCTCTCGCCACCGAACACGGTCTCGTCTTCGGTTTCGGTCTCGGTTTCGGTCTCGGTCTGTGCGTCGGTCTGGGTTGGCAGGGTGAAAGCCATTGTTTTGGTTGGTTTGGGTCTGGTTGGTTCACGCCCCGAAGGGCGGGGACAAGGCCATCGTCAGCGGGGGCAGTCCATCTTCCCCCGGACGCTGGAGTTTGAGCCAGCGTTTCGACCATTGCTGTTCCCCCCGAAGGGGGCTTTTTGGAAAGTTGGTATCATCGGCGGTTTTGTCCGGTTTCGCGGTTTCAGGCCCCCGTTTCCAAATCCATACGTGTTTCCCCCGAAGGGGGCGACTGGATACGTCCCTTCCCACCTTACCCTATCCCGCCGACTTCCCACGACCCCAGAAGGGGCCGGACAGTCGGGATATTCGTACCCAGAAGGGTACGGGGCGGTGGTACTGCGGATAGATTAGTCTACCACGCTGGGTTTCGAGGAAACGCGGTGTTAACCCTTCCCGGCGGCTTTCGCCGTTCCCGGTCGTGGTTCCCATAGGTACGCCCCGCCGTGGTCTCTCGTCGGACTCGGGCCGTTCGCAATCCCCAGCGGGAAGGACGAACGGGGCGAATACGGCGATTGTTAGCCACCGCGTTACGCACTCTCGTCACGCGAGAGGGGCTTAAAGCCCGATTTGGCACCAATCGGGCCGTCTTTGGCCCCCGAAGGGGCCGGGATATTCCGGGGTTGGGCTACGTTTTCTTTTTCCAGCGATTGGCGTTTCCACCGTGTTTGGCCGAGTGTCCGACCGCACGCATAACCCTTCGACGGTCTCTAACCGTCACTCCGACCCTCGCGGGCCGTTAAGGGGGCCGTCTTGCCGCCTATCACCGATAGGCTGTTAGCGGAAGACCGGGGGCGCGTACCACGCTTACCCGGCCCCTTACCGGAATACCCTAACAAACGCCACGCCCCCCGGACGGGCCGAGAACGGCCATGTGTCCATGTCGGGGCGGGGCGTACATCGAAGAAGTCTCCAACCCCGAGGGGTTTTCATCGACGATTCCCCGTTAGACAGGGGAGTATAAATATCTGTTGAGTAGGCTGAAAACACTATTTTCGGGACTTTCAGACAGTCAAGGCCGCCGTTTCCAATCTCCTGACACAAAATCGTGCAATAGCATACCATAAGAAATAATTAAGAATCGGTAGAGGCCTCAAAACTCCCGATAACAGCACCGAGAAGGGTTGAAAATATAAATGCCTAATCTCTCGGAGAATCTGACATAGTCTGACGGCCCTGATGCGGAAGCGCGTTCCTGCCGCATAGGGTACTGAGAACAGCGAAATCACCGAGAACAGGAATCCGAGAAGGGGGCCGAGAAAGAACTTGTCAACGCGGGAAAACAAACCGATAGTGGCTGGTGCCTGAAACCGCTGAATATCGTACTCTCCGGCTCCGAAGCTGTCGTTTAGCAATCGCCGTCTGGACGGCCCCATTAGGCAATTACTCTGCGTAATAATCAGAAACTCGTATAAAACTGTATCGGTGCCGAAGGTGGCTCCAGAGAAGAGCCTTGAACGAGTTGTATTACTGGGTGTTGAAATGGTCGGTCGGCCCGGTCGGGGGCCGAGAAGGGACGGCCCAGAAGGGGCCTTGAACGGCCCTTAAGGGCCGGATAGGGGCCGAAGCGAGGTTATTACACCACTCTCAACGCGGGCGTCGAATTATACGTAAGTTGCCGCGAGAAAATCTGCCAATTTTGGGTATTGAAAGGCCGACTCAGACCTCTTATACAGCGATTGTGAACGGGCGGTTCCAGAAGGTACCCTTGACTCTGAAGAACCTGATGTCAGAGTCAGAATCAACCCCCGTTCTGACATAGCCATTATCGCGGAGCCGGTTTGCGTGTTCACGTAAGCGAATACTAAGTGCCCCAAAGGGTGCGGCCAAATAGAACTCAGGAACCGATGTTGAGATTCCAAATGCCACCATGCTAGCAAAACGAAGGCCGTTAACAACTTTCTTCTTCAATTCTGGGTCGTTTTCAGAGGCCATATCTGGATTCTGTCATGCTGAAACTAATAAGTATCCCAACACTTGGTCGATAAATTCGACAAATGAGAAAACTATCACTGAATAGTCTCCTGAAAGCGGCGGGAACTGAGGTTCTACCGCCGCTGGAACGTGTTAAGTCGAGGGCGTTCGGGTAACCAGCCCTTACGACGTGCCCTCAAGCGCCGTCAAGTTGGCCTTGTCAGACCAACCAGACCCAAATGTGGGCCTCCGTAACCATCGGATGACCCATATCTGGGTACATTTGGAGATTCTAAAAGGGTTTCGCGGTGACCTCAGAAGGGGTCTTGTCTGTTGGGGGACGTAAACGGAGAGCGCAGAGCGGCAAAACCCGAGAGCCTACCACGGAGATTGGCACTCTGCACTCTCCGATTGAGTCAGAGCGCGCACAAAATGGTAGCATTTTTGGAAAGAGGTGTTAGTTGCCGGTATTCTGGGTGATATCACCGAGTAAAGTGACAATCTCTCCGAGAAGTCGAATATAAACCCCTGACCCCCTATTTAAAAGGGCGTATATTAGTAGGAGTGAGAGCGACTGACCCCAATAGGACTTCCTCTGGTTGGGTCTGGTTTCTGATGACCACTCATCGGAGGTCAGTTACTCTCCTAATCAGACTCCTTCTGACCCCTATCCGGGGGACGTAGGACTAACCCAATTGGGGTCTTCTCCGGTTGGGGCGAGTGGCGTTCCCGCAGGATTGGGGTAGTCCAATTAGGAGTGGTCATTTCTTCTCTCTGGTTTGGTTGGTTTCAACGGGCTTCTCCTCTTTCGCCCGTCTTTCTCTCCCTTTCAGTACCAAATATGGCGAAGCAGTCAGTCAGCGGCAAGACCGAAGAACAACTCGCCGAGATGCGAGCCGAGTTCGAGCAGAAGCCGCGTTCGGAGTGGTACGACTTCGAGGACTGCTACTGTCTCGCCAAGATTCCTCGACAGCCCGACGACTACGACGGCCCGCCTCGGTACTGCGTCAGCACCGACCTCGACTACGAGAGTAAGCGGTGCAAGTATCACGGCGGAGCGGGGCACGGCAACCCCCAGTATCTCGACAAATACGCGAATCTCAAACACGGCATGAAGGCGACACGCAAGGCCCTGCTCGACACGATGAACCGAGAGGGCAACGAGTGGCAGGTCGAACTCTACGAGTGGGTCACCGAAGAGTGGCCCAAAGCCTACGATATCGACGTGGAGAGCGACCCGAACGCGGAGTACGAGTTCCACGCTCTTGCGTTGGAGATTATCCGTGCCGAGCGAGCCGAGGGCTGGATTTTCAAGGAAGGCGAGAAGGGTCAGAAGAAGATTTTTGGCCCAGATGGGAGCGTCCACTACGAAGACGTACCCCACTACCTCGCCGACATGATGCAACGTCAGCGGAAACTCATCATGCGGATGGAGGACAACCTTGGTATCAGCCGGAAAGCCCGGCTCAAGGCTGAGGAAACCTCTGACGCCGCCGACCTCATCAAGTCGTTCGCGGAGGTTGGTGCTTCTCTAATCACGAAATCCGACAAGCAGTACGACCCGTCCGAGTTCAGCGGGCCGTCGTCGGACAACTAATTTAATGACGCTTCTTCAAGATTTCAGCGCAGGGTACTTCATCGCCCCCGAGGTCGAGGTGCGGGCCTTCAACGGCGGGAACGCCGCTGTCCCACACGACCTCTACGCGGAACTGGAGTACCAAGTTGGCTACCCGGTCTACGCCGCCGTTTCCGGCGTCCGGTACCGGCTCCGTGCCGAACACGGACTCCCCGCTGATACGCTGGCCCTTCCACAAGACCGCTTCCCGCGTCCTCACCATGAAGGGGACGCGGTTCTCGTCGAACGTCCCGGTTCTTGGGGAGGTCGATTCAGGTGAGTGCGTTCCCGCAGTTATGCGCTCCTGTCGATACGGCAGTCTCCGATATCGACCACCTACGGTTGCGGGCACGCTGATGGCGGCTTACTCCTACGCTGGCCCCGGTCAGGGAGTGGAAAAGCCGGAGGAGGTCATCACCGACCAGTACGAGGAGTTTGGACGCGAACGCCTCTTCGTAGGCTGGCAGGGAAACGGCTACCAAGAAGACTCCTGCTGGCTTGTGGCTGACCTCGATATCGTCTGTGACCTTTCGACTTGGGAGTAATCCATGCAGGAACACGAAGATATCCTCGAATCCTTCGCTGACCAACTCGGCGTTGAGCCGGAGGTCGTAGAGGAGCGATGGGCTGGTCGCCCCGACCGGCTCGCGGAAGATATCTTCCGGGTTCGGGATATGGACACCGGAGAGATTCGAGACCTCGGACTCTTCGAGACCCAGCGGAAGGCCATTATGGCCTTCTTCTACGGTGACGCTGACACGATTAACAACTACAAGGGTCGCCGTATCGGGTACTCGTTCGTCTACTGTGTTGCGTTTCTCCTGCAAGGGATGCTCGTCCCCAACTCATTCTATCCGGTGGTCTCTCGGAAGTACGAGCAGGCTGAGAACCGGATTGAGGACATAGAGAACCTCATCAAGAACGCGAAGGTCAAAATTCCGACGAACTTCGTCAACAAGGGCGAAATCGAACTCTGGAACGGTTCTGGATTCAAGGCCTACTCCGGTGACCCGGATGCCTCTCGTGGGGACAAGTCCGCTCGGGCAGTTCTCCTTGACGAGATGGCCTTCATCGAAGACCAGAAGAAGGTCAAACGGGCGTTCGGTGCGTTCCTGTCTCTCGGGAAGGGTCGGAAGATGGTGCAGGTCTCGACGCCGAACGTCAAGAACGACCTGTTCATGCAGACCCACAATCGGGGGTCTGAGACCGGCTACGTCGATTCTGACGGGAACGCAGTTCCTCCTGACTACCCGAACGCTCGCCGTGTTGGTGTCATCTCGATTCGGCAACCCTCGTTCTACAACGCCGACGAGATTGACATTAACAAGCCGCTGTACGAGCAGGATGTTCAGCCGGTTCGCCCGGACATGAACATTGAGATGATTGAAGACGAGCGGGCGGCTGACCCGCTCGGTTTCGGTCAGGAATACCTCTGTCGCCCCATCGTTGACGAGTACCGCTTCTTCTCAGAGGAAGCGATTGCCGACGCGATGGAGCGTGGCGCGGAGGTCGTGACCGGCATGATGGCCCCGAAAGGGTCGTTCCGCGTTATCGGCGTGGACATTGGTATCTCGAAGGACGACACCGTGATTCAGGTGTTCGACCACGAAGGCGACCGCCGGATTCACCGCTACATGGAGGTGGTCACCGATGACGTGTTGGGCGCTCACGGGTTCGCGTCCCCCGACCGGGGCAACGCCCGGCAGGTCGCTACCCGGATTGCGTACATCTTCCGTGAGATGGACGCCGACCTCGTCGTTCTCGACAAGACGGGGCCGGGTGAGACCTTCGACCGGCAGATTACGGAGAAGTTGGGAAGGGCAGTTCTGGGTTTCAACTTCTCCGACAAGCGGCGCGTTGAGGAGATGATGGGTGACTTCAACAATGCCCTTCGCAACGGGAAGGTCACCTTGATTCCCCACGACCGCTTCCAAGACGAATTAGAGTCGATTGTCAAAATCAAGAAGGAAGACTGGTCGGTTCCGAAGTTCTCCGGCAAGGACAACTCCGAGACTGGGAAGGACGACACGGCGATGGCCGCAGTTCTAGCCGCGTTCCCGCCGGGTTACACCGTCCAACCGGGGCGACAGGCCGACCAGCGTTCCGCTTCTGATTCGCACACCGAACTCTGGGGCACTCCCCACCAACCGGCCCAGCCGGTTCAGTCTCCGAGTCAAGACGTAGCGAGAGAGGCCGCCCAAACTGGGTTTGGAGCGGCGACAATCAGTAGGAGTAGCGGTGGATACGGCTCACGGCGCTCCTACTCCGCACGATACAGACGCTAAGTTCACTTCTACCGATGGGAAACGTACAAGACGAAATTCTCCGCCGAGCGGCGGCTGGCGAACTCGATGGGGTTGACCCGTCGAAGGCAACCTTCGCGCTTGACGCTCCGAAAGCCGTCATCAAGCAACGGCAGGGGAGCGGGAGCAACAAGGTTCGCCCGTCAGAGCCGCCGAAGGCGAAGATTAGCCAGTACCGGCTAATTGCGGACACCGACCCTCACATCAAGGAAGGGGTCGAGACCTTCGTTGACTATCTCATCGGTTCCGGCTGGAACATCGAGCCGTACAACGTCGTCGGCGTCGAGGAAGGCCAAACCGATGACGACGGCGAAGTGTCTGACCTCCGGCTCCTGTTCGCCATGTCCCCGACGTGGGAGGACGCCTACGAAATGTGGGTGAAGCACGCCCTCGTTGACGGGACGGCGTTCATGGAACTCGTCGTGGAGAACGATGTGTTCCGTCCGAAGGTGTTGCCGACCGATATGGTCTCGGTTCAGACCGACGAGTTCGGTCACACTACCGGGTATGTCCTAGAGACCGAGGACGGCGACGAAATCGAGTTCGAGCCGTTTGACCTTGCAGTTCTCCGATTTCACCGGCATCCGGGTGAGGACTTCGGGCGGTCGTTGATTGAGGCCTGTGAAGAGCAGGCCGATATGCTCCGCGACATGGAAATCGACATGGCGCGGTTCATTGCCACGAAGGCCTACCCACCGATTCTGTGGCAACTCGGAAGCGAAGAGCGACCGTGGACACAAGAGCAGATTGACGAGTGGCTCTCGACCATCTCGGATATCGAACCGGAGTCGATGTTGGCGGTGGGTCACGACGTTGACCACACCGTTGTCGGTGTCACATCCACGTCGTCCGACCAAGGCGCTATGCGACTGGAAGGCACGTTCCAGCACCTACTGAAGCGCATCTACACGGCGCTCGGTCTCCCAGCCTTCCTCGGGAATATCGACTCCGAGGGTGGCCGTAATGAGGCCGTGACGCTGATGCCGAAATTCGACCGTCGTATTCAGCGGTATCGGTCGAAGATTCGGGATGCGATTCGTCACCAGATTTTTGTCTCTATTCTTGCTGGCGACAGCGAGCCGGGCGAGGCGAAGGTACTCCCACCGGATTGGGAGTTCGGTCAGCACTCCTCTGAGGAGGAGCGGCTGGACGCTGACATGGCTATCAAACTGGTGAACAATGGTCTACTCTCTCGTGAAGCCGCCGCCAAGCGCATCGGAATCGACCCCGAGACGGAGATGCCAAAAGACGGCGAACTCGACGAACACATCGACGTGATTCAGCGGCTCGCCGGAAAGGGTGACGATATCCAGAATCCCGAAGGCGGTCGTCCGTCCAAGACGGGCGGAGGTGCGCGTTCGAGCGGCGAAGAAGTCAAGACTCGACAGAACCCCGAACGCGACTCTTCCGGCGGGAACTCCCGCCCGAAGGAGGACATTTCTGCCTGATGAACTATGGACGACTCCGAACGCGACGAGATTCTGTGGCGGCTCGATGAGCGGACGGAGCGGATGGATGCCCGCGTAGAACGAATTGACAACCGGGTGACCCAGCAGGACGAAGTTATTGATGACCTCGACCAGCGGGTGACTCGGAACACAACGATTCTTGCGGGTTTCACGTTCGGTCTGTCTTCGCTCATTGCGACCGCTCTCGGGAAACTTCACGCTTTGTTTAATCTGAAATGAGTACCGCACACGACGCCCCGCAGGACGAGACTGACGGGTTCGGCTGGAACATCACGTTCTCTGCCCCGGAAGTCATCGTCCGCGAGGAAGACGGCTTCAACGAATACGGCGTCAGAGAACACGACGACGGCTCTATCGACGTGATTTTCGCGGCGATGGAACCGGGCGAGCGTAAGGGCATCCGGGTAACCGAGGCGTTCCTGCGGCGTGTGGCTTCGCACAACTACCGCGACCGCCTTCCGCTCCAGTTCGACCACTCTCGTTCCCAGCGAGCGAATGTCGGCTGGATTGACCCGGCCAACATCAAGTTCGCAGATGGGTTCCTGAAGGTGATGGCTCACATCCCGAACACGGGGAGCCAAATTCGGACGGACACCATTGCGGACTTCACTCACGACCCTCCGGCGATTACTGATGGGTCGGTCGGATTCGACTTCCGCTCTATCAAAGTCGAGCGGTCGAACCACCCGAAGGATAAGCCCGAGTTCAAGGACGCTCGACTTCAGGAGTTCTCGCTGACGCCGTTCCCGGCAGGCTACGATAACGGTGGTCTGTCGCCGCAGTTCAGCGAGTCGGTAGACTCCTTTATGACCCCCAACACGCCGGAATGGGGCGAGAGTTGTCTGCTGGCCCGACCGTACCGGATTCACTAATCTCACTTTCCTCTCTATCATGCACGAGTTCAGTCTGACCAAGGATATCGAGGAGATGGACGAAGGCGAACTTCGCTCCACTCTCGATGAGTTCATGGAGAAGCACGCCGAGAACGTTCAGGCCTTCGATGACCTCGAAGACGAGGTTGCCGAATACAGCGAGAAGGTCGAGGCTCTTGAGGGCGACCTTGAGACGGCCCAGACCTACTTCGCCGAGAAGGCTTCGGACTACACGCACCTCGACACCGAGGTTATTGTGGAGCGGTTTTCGCTGGCCGAGACCATCGAACTGGCCGGTGAGGCCGAAGACGCCGAAGCGGAGTTTTCCGTCGAAGACGAGGGCGACGAGGACGACGAGGACGAAGCAGAGTCCAAGTTCTCTGAGCGCCCCGAGAAGGGCCGCGTCCCTAGCGACGGTGACAAGACCGCCTTCTCGAAGCAGGCCGAGGACGACGTTGCCCGCCTGCTCGGACTGTAAGCAGACTTCTACTACTCTCTGATTTCTCATGGTTCACGCCCGCATTGCTACTGGTGCAGAACAGCCTATCAACCGCGATGGTGGTCTCGCGCAGGCCGTCGTTGCCGAAGGTGACCTCGTCGGTCTCGACGCCAACGGTGACGTTGTGCTGGCCGACGCCGACGCTGGGACGGCGATTCCTGCCGTTGGTGTCGCCGCCGCACCGACTGATGACCTCTCGAACTACTCGGGTAGCCCCGATATCGTTCGGTCGGTCGTAGAGTCCGAGCGCAGTCTGGTTGGCCGCGACCGTATCGCGTTCATCAACCACGGCATCATCATCGAGAACGCCGACGAGGACTGGGGATTCACCCCCGGAGAGCCGGTCTACCTCGATGTTGGTGGCGGCTACACCCAGACCAAGCCCTCTACCGCTGGTGAAGTCCAGCAGGTCGTCGGTGTTGCGACGGACGATGGTGAGGCCATCTTCCTCAACATCCACTACGACTACACCACGGCCTAAGCCGGTCTGACCGTTCTCTGACTACTCTCTTTCAACTTTCTGAGGTTTTCTAATATGGCGAACCCTGCACGCAAGCGCGAACTGACTACGAAGGACGACGTTCCCCTCTCCGACCTTCTCGACTACGGGGTTGAACTCATCAAGACCTACCGCGAGGCACCCCGTTCGTTCCTCGCTAATTTCACTCAGGAGGTCTCCAGCCGCACGTTCCTCACCCGCACGGGCGACATGACGTGGCAGGAAGCCGCTGAGATGGAACACGCCCGCACGGGCACCCTGACCAGCGAGCAGATGGCCTTCTCGGTCAAGTCCTACGAACGCTCGCTCGGTTACTCCCGCGAGTTCATCGAGGACAACCCCTCCGAAATTCTCCGGGCCGAGATGCAGGAACTCATCAAGGGTGCTGACACCAAGGAGTTCGAGGTTCTGTTCGACGTTCTCAAGAACGGCATCGCGGATGGTACCCAACTCTGGTACACGCCCCAGCCCTACGCGGGCCAGTCTTTCTCGAACACCCACGACCACACCTTCGCTTCGACGCAGGAACTCTTCGAGGCGGACGGTGACTCGGACACGTCGGCACACACGGTCGCCGAACACATCCGCGAGGCGAACAAGAACCTGCGCCATCACGGCTACCGCCCGTCTGTGGCCCTCGTCTCCCACGAGGTCGCCAACCAGATGGTCTCCGAGCGCACCGATGGCATGAACTACCACATCCCCGAGGCCGAGGGGCTTCGTGAGGGTGCCCTGCCGGAGAACACGCTCAAGGAGGACGGCGTCCGCTTCGTCCAGACGGCGTGGCTCAACGGCTCCGAGGAGATGGACGTATACGTTCTCTCCGAAGGTGCGCCCATCAAGACCCACTACGTCCGTCCTGTCGAAATCACGGACAATACGGGTGCGCCCATCGGCGGTGCTGGTGGCGCGTTCGGTGACCAGGCGGCCCTTCTCGGTGCCTACGGTTCGATGCGCTTCGGTGCCAAGATGGCCGACCCGCTCGCTGGTGTCAAGTTCACCATCGACAACCTCGCCTGAACTCGGGGTGACTGATGGCCGTCGATGACACTTCTCTGAAAGACGAAGTCCGGCTCTTGACGGACTACGACGGCGGCCTCATCTCTGACGGCGACCTGCTTTCGCTCATTGAGTTGGCGAAGACGGAACTGAAAGCCGAGGTCGGTGACCCGAGCCTGTCTTTTTACAGCGGGAACCTCGACGCCGACCGGGCGCTCTTCTGGTTGACCTGCCTGTTCGTGAAGGTCAAAGCAGGGGAGATTGACGCTCCGAACCTCTCTATTTCCGAGTTGAAAGTCCGTCATCAGGCGATGGACGAGCAGGCCGGGTTCTGGTTCAAGAGCCTATCCCGGCGTCTCAATGCTCTTCGCGGCACGTCTCTTATTGGGCACGCCAAAATCAGCAGACAAGACCGCACATACCGCTTCGATAACTAAGCCATGATTCTACCCGCACAGCGTCGTCAGGCCCGACTCGCTATCCATCGGCTCGGTGCTTCCTGCACGATTCGGGAGCCGACTGGAGCGAGTCTCAACGCTTACGGCAAGCCGGACGGGTCAGAATCGTGGTCGGACGTGGCGACCGAGAAGGTCGTCCGTACCTACACCCGAAGCAACTCACCGGAGCAGGCTCGTCTTTCTGGGGGCCGTTATCGAACTGAATCGCCACTTCTCGTCTTCCGTGACGACTCGGCGGTAGAAGAGGGCTTCCGCGTCGTGTTTCCCGATGAACGGGAGTATGAAGTGGACGCCCTCAATCCGTACCCGACTCACATCGAGGGTACGACGACCGTGATTGGATAAGACCTCTTCTCGATTTTCGTATGGCTAAAATTGGCTTCAAGGTGAGCGTCGATGACAACGACGTTCCGAACGATATCCGCAACCACATCGAACGCGGGATTCGGAAGGCCACTAAGCGGCTCGCTCGCCGTATTAAGGAAGAGGCCGAAGCCGAGATTCGCCGGAAGAACGCGACCGACTCCTACGGTATCTGGGAAGGAGACCTCGTCGGCGGGTTCCACATCGAGCGTGACGGTGACAGCCTTCGTGTCATCAACGACGACGATGCCGCTGGCCCGATGGAATACGGCGTCGAGCCGGGTGCCTTCGGCGCTCGGGGGCCACCGATTGAGAATCTGCTTCCGTGGATTCGTGACCACTTCCCTACCGATACGTCGTTCGACCCGTGGGGAATCGGAGGCGGCGAGAACTTCGACACCTCTCGTCTCTGGTCTCCCGATTCTGACAGCGACTCCGAGTTGACTGACGAGTAAGCAGAACACCCCTTCTCCGTTTCTCCCCGATGAGTGTTGACCTCGACAGGTGGCATCCTACCCACGTCTATCTCGCGTTCTGGTTGCAGGACAAAATCAAGCGAGAGGGACTGGAGGGGATTCACTACATGGAACACGCCCGAGACTGGGCGGAACGCAACGCTGGGGACGAGACGGCGGACGCGATAAGTAAGGAACTCAGCAAACTGTGAACGAGCAAGACGCCATCCAGCAGATTCTCTCCGAACTCGACGCGGCGCTTCCCGCCGAAGTCGGCGTCCGTACCGCTGGTGGTGACATGGAAGCGACTCCGCCTTACGTGGTCGTCCGCTGGCGTTCTGACCGGCTCTCCGATGAAAACGGCGCGAATCCGTTTGCTGACTTCACTCGTAATGGGAGTGGAGACGCAACGGGACGCGAGTTCCACCAGTATTTCGAGTTTACAGCAGATTGCGTCGTCAGAACCTACGACGAGGGCGACCGCGACACGTACCTCGACCTGATTGACGATGCCTTCCTGCCGTATGAGTACGACAGTTCGGCGTTCAACCCCGATACTGCCGATTGGCGGGTAGGTGGGTCAGAACCCCGGTCTAATCCGGTAGTCGAACCGGACTGGTACGAAGGCGGGAAGGTTCTCAAATTCAAGTACGTGAAGCGGGTCAGCCAGTCGGCGGACACGCTGACTTCGACTACGAACAACATCCACGCAGACCTCTGAGGAAGGCCCCTTTCTGGGTCTGCCTCGCCACCCTGACAACTTCTCTTAGACGTTCTACACATGGTTTCTATTGGCAATTCTACCCTGCCCGGAGTCCAGACTACGGTGGATTCGGCTACCAACGCTGGTGTCAACGTTGGTGCTTCCGCCCAGATTGCTCTGGTTGGGCAGGCCGACCTCGCTAACGGTACCGCTTCTGCCGACACGGTGTACGAAGTTCGGACGCCTGTGAAGGCCCGCGACCTCTTCGGCTCCGGCTCGCCGCTTGCAGAGAACATCGTTGACGCACTCACCGAGGGTGCGTACCCGGTCTACGCGGCGGCCCCGGCGGCTCAGTCCGTCACCGCTGAAGACCTCGGCACGTCCCAGTCTGGGACGCTCGCTAACGCGCCGGTCTCGGAAGACCCGGCTGATGTAACGTTCACCGTGGACGGCTCCGACCAGACGACGGTGAAGACCCTCGAAGACCCGACAACCCTCACCCTGAACGCTGGTGAGACGGCGTACAACCCGGTCACGGGTGACTACGCTCACGACGTGACGCCTTCGACGAGTTCGGACGTGGACTACGACTACTTCGACTACACCACCGCCATACAGGCTGTCGAGACCGAGGAAGCCGAGACCGTTGACTTCCTCGGTGTTCTCTCGGAGGATTCGGGGGCTGTTCAGGAAGCCCACGACGCTGTCAAGCGAATGGAGGACAACTACAACTTCGCAGTCGCGGTCGCTGGTGCCGACGAATACATCGCTGACACGTCCGCGTTCTCGAACTCCTACGATTCCAGCCGCATCCAACTGCTCTACCCGGCTCGTGATTCGGATGGTGTCTCGATTATCGGGGCGTACCTCGGTCTCCGTGCCGCTCTCGGCATCAACAACTCGCCCATCTTCAAGCGGCTCCAGACGGTCAAGGCGCTCTCCTACACGCTCTCGACCACCGACCAAGAGAACCTCGTTGCGGCGAAGGTCGTCCCGGTCGCCGACGAGTCGGCGGGCGCTCGTATTGTTGAAGACCTGACCTGCGTGGCGGACGCCAACTCGGCGGAAGACAATATGCGGCAGGTGCTTCACCGGCTCATCGTTGACTACACGACCGAGATTGTCAACGAGGTCTCCGAGAAGTTCATCGGTGAACTGCACACGCAGGCGGCGAGAAACGCTCTCCGTTCTTCGATTGTCGCCCGTCTCGGCGGCCTCATGGACTTGAACGCCATCACCGGCTACGTCGTCACGGTCGAGGAGGTGGACGCCATGACCGCCTCGGTGGATGTGGGTATCGACACCATCGACCCGCTCCGCAACATCAACGCGACGGTCACGGCTGGCGCAGTCGCGTAAGCCCTCTTCTGGGTCTTCTCTGTTCGCTCTCTGACTAATCTTTTCAGTTTCTAAACATGGTTTCTCGCAAGGAAAGCGCCGCCGACATTACCGTGTCGGTTGGTGAGGACTTCCCCGAGGTCGTTGTCGAATCGCTGTCCGTCACGAAGAACGTCGATATCGAGACCATCTATGGCTCGGGTCAGACGCTCCCCGATGGCTTCGCCATCAATCAGGTCTCTTACGAAGGTTCGATGACCTGCAAGGGGAACCGTCAGGACTTGGACGCCGCGTTCTTCGACTCGAACGGTATTCCGAAGGTTCTCTCGAACATCACCATCACCCACCTCGACGGCACCGAGACCGCGTTCTACGATATCCTCGTCACCAGCGAGGGCTACGAGATGAACGCGGGTGAGACCGTCGAGACTTCCTACGAGTTCGTTGCCATGAGCAAGTCGATTGGCGGCGACAAGGACACCGACCCGACCGACACCGGGGCCTAAACGGTAGCACAGCCACCTGAACACCCCTTTCCCTTACTCTCCTAATTTCCTATGAGCGACTCTGACAAGCCCGTTAGCAAGTTGTACGAGATGTGTGTTCGCGGTGATTCCTACCGTGAGGACTACGACTTCGAGATGTTCGGCGAGGACGTTACCGCCGTTCTTCGCCCGATGAAGGACGAGGAGTTCCTGCCTATTGCGGCGTTCCTCAAGGCTCACCTCGACATGGACGAAGAGGACGCCATCGACACGGTCAAGGAGGCCAAGGAGGCCGCAGAAGAGGCCGGAGAGGCTACCATCGACATTTCCCAGATGGACGAAGCCTTCGTGGCCGCCATGCAGAAGGCCGCTGTCAACGCTCTCGTCGGCTCGTACAGCGAGGACGGCGAGTTCGTCGATATCGACCGGGAGATGGCCGAAGAGATGGTCTCGATGATGGTCGGTGGCTACTCGGTCGAACTCGGCGGGAAGGCGCTCGAAATTTCGGGAGACGTGAGGGACGCGACCAAGTTTCGTGGAAGCCGGGGCGGCCAGCGCCGTCGTGGCGCTCAGTAGCGAACTCGGTATTCCACTCGCCCCGTCACAAGCCGACCTCACGCCGTTCCAGCGCATGGTGCTTCTGAAAGAACTGGAGCGCCAGCAGGCGGAATCTGATAATGGACAGGGTCTCGGGGGTGCCGCTCCCGGCCCGGTCAACACGGCGAAGACCCCTTACGGGGGTGGGCGGGGCGAGACAGTCACGTACACGAACGAACACGCACTCGACTGACAGTTTTTAATGGCAAGTTCTGACCCCGTCGAGGTCGCGGTTGAAATTCTCGACCAGTTCACCGATGACCTCGAAAAACTCGAAAAGCAACTCGACAGAATTGACAGGAAGAAACTGTCGGTCGAACTCGAAATAGACGACAACGGCTCCATCGAGAAGACGAGGGCGCTTCTTGAAGAACTGGAAGAAGACCTGCAAACCGACCTCCACATCGAGGTTAAAGGCGAGAAACAGGCAGAGGCCATCAAGAAGGCGCTCGCTAAGGATGAGACCGCTACCATCACGTACAAAACCCGAGGCGGCGGGAACGTTCCGTCAGCACCGGGCGGCGGTGGTGACGAAGGCGGTAGTGGTTCACGCCGCAGTCGGGGAGACCGAATCGAGGTTACGGAGGCCGTTAATGAGATTGTCAACGACCAACTTAAGCGAATCTCTCTAGACGGCAATCCCGACTGGTACGACTTCAAGATTGGTCGGATGGGCCACCTCTTCGATGAAGACGGCGGCCTCATCGACATGAGCAACCCCGAGACCGAGTTCCTTCGACGGGTTCGACGGGGCACGGACGTTGCGACGGGCCTTGGCCCGGACGTTCCACTTGGGCCGATGCCTGACCGTCCCGGTATCAGCACGTCTGACGAGTTCGACCGGCGGATGAAGTGGTCGCGCCGCAAGAACATGGCGCTGAACGTCCCCCGGAACATCGCCCGGAAGGTCGGCTCGGCGTTCGACACATTCGACACCCGTGCCCGGCGGTACCGTGGTCTAGACATTAGCGCGACGGGAATCCTCGGCCTGAACAAGCGCCTCGCTGGGATGCTCCGCAAGATTCGCCCGACGATGGTGAAATACATGAACTTCGTCGCGCTCCTCGTCCCGATGATGGTCACCCTCGCCGGGGCGGCGATGGGAGTCGCGGCGGCGTTCGGTGCCATCGCGGTCGCTGGCGGGGCCATCCTCGGTCTCGGTCTTCTCGGCTACGGTGACTCTCTCGCTGGGTCGATGAAGATGGCCCAACGCCGCATCAAAGAGTTGAAGAAGGAACTCTTTGGGGTCTTCCGACCCGCGACGGCGGCGTTCCAGCCGATTGTGGATTCTATCTTCGGCACGATTCCGGGTGAGGCACAGAAACTCATCCGCCCCCTAAAGGAACTCTCCCGAGCAGGATTCGGTGACTTCTTCGAGGGTGCGATTTCAGGCGGTGCCGACTGGTTGGTTCGATTCATCGACGCGGTGAACGACCTTGCACCGAAGATTATGCAGATAGCGTCCTCGGTTGGACGTGTCTTCGGTGATATCCTCATCAACCTCTTCCGGTGGGCCGTCGAGGAGGTCTACAACAACCAGACCGCCTTCATGCGCCTCGGGAAGATTCTCGGCGATATCGTCGTCATCGTCTACAACCTCTTCCGTGCCGTCTCGTTCGTCATCTCGGTCTTCCACCCGCTGTTCGAGATTCTGAAGCGCATCTCGGCGCACCTCTCGAACAAGTGGGTCGTGGCACTCCTCTCGGTCGTCGCCTACCTGTACCTCTTGAACGGGGCAGTCGGGCTGGCGGTAGCCGGTATCGGACGACTTCTCGCTATCGACCTAACGTACTGGGCGCTCCGGGCGCTCGCTGGTATCGAGACCGTCGTGATGGGCCTCTACCAATGGGCCGTCGCGGCGAACACCGCTTACGGAGCGATGGCCCGACTTCTCGCCCTGACAGGCGTGGGCCTTCTCGCTGTCGCTGGTTCCTACGCTGTCGGTAAGGCCGCGATGGACTCCATGAGTGGCCCGTCTGATGGTGGATACTCCGGTGGTCGTGGCTCCGGTTACGGTGGCTACGGCGGCGGTGGCGGCATGACCCTCATCGTTCAGGGTGACATGACGAATCGCACCTACCAGCGCGTCAAGGACGACTTCCCGACGTGGTACGGAACGCAAGAGAACATCAAGAAGAACACCCAGCGACCATGATTATTGCTCCTGCTTTCAGCGGCGGTGGCGGTGCCGGTGGTGGTGACGCCCCGCTTCACGAGACCTTTCTGCTCTACGGTGCTGGTATCTACTTCGCTCCGTTCTTCGCTCCCCAACGGATTCGCAACGGGAAGGAGCGCAACCTTTCTCGTGAGTCGAACTTCTGTGGCGGCGAAGATGTGACTGACCTCGGCTCGAAAAACCGAGATATCCACGTTTCGGGTCTCATCCTTCGTTCGGAGATTCGCTCGTTCGACAACATCGTGGACTCGAACGACCCACTCACACTCGTCCTCGACGGCTGGAGTGGTGAGGTTCGTGTTGCAGGCGGCGAGTGGGAAGGCCCGGTCGGGTACGAACCACAGCGCCGCGAACGACTGTTTAAGTATAGTTTCGACTTTGTCAGCACCGGACTGGACGAAAACAGCGACGGCTACGAAGACGGCATTATCTCAGAGGGTAACTGATGGCGTGTGATTTAGCGGGCGGTGAACTCGTCCTCGACAATTCGGGGATTCGGGTTCGGCCCTACGAGTTCACCGTAGAATCGAGCAAGACCCGGTTCTCCCATGCTCGGGTCAAAGTCAGCAGGAAGGCAGGCGAACTCATCAGAGATAAAGCCGACTTCAGAGAGCCGTGCTTCCTGAAGATTTCGGGCCACAAGCAAGACCGCTACTACCTTGCCGAAGACGCCGTTGAACTCAAGAACGACGAGGCATGGGTCACTCTCTACGATGGGATGAAAGTCCTCGATTCGGGGGCTATCAACCGGAACTTCCACGATGTGACGCTCCGGCACGTCGTTGAGTACGTCGTTGAACGGCGAGATGACCCGTTCGACGTTATCACCACGGTCGTCCACCCCGACCTCGAAGAGCCGATAAAGGTTCAGAACCTTCGTGGAGAGGTCTTCGGTCAGGACAACGAAGGCGGCGGCCTCCTTGATGAAGTTGCAGACGGAATCAAGGAATCCGCTCTCAGCACGTTGCAGACCCTCTCAGAACTCCAGACGAGACACAAGGCGAAGGACACCTCTATCGGGTTCAAGGACGACACCGCTCTTTCCGCAATCGGAAAGATTGAAAATCAGTTCATGGTGGAGTTCTGGTTGGACGCAGAAGGGGGCCTACACTACACGCCTACGTCGGTTGTTCCCTCTCATGCGTTCGTTATTGGGTCGAACGAACAGGCCATCCGGCTCAAGGAATACAACGTGACCATCAAGAGCGGGAAGGTCAACCGAGTCCGTCTCAAGGGCAAGTACCGTTACCTGACCCCCGCACCGGCCCAGTCGAGCGTGCCCTATCAGGAAGTCTCGATGGGGATGTATGCCTACGCAGAAGCGTGGGTTCCGGGGATGCCCGGCTCGACCGACGCCCCGGAAGACCCTGTAAACATCCACGAGCCGGTACCGCTCGAACACGCCGCCCGAAGACGGCTTCTCCAGCACTTCATGGAACACAAAAGCGGGAACATCGTCGTCAACTCGGCGGCATCCCAACACAAGGAAGGTCTCGCTAAAATCTCGGTCGGCGACACAGTTCTCGTTCGTGACGAAGTCGAAGAGCATTGCCATCGAGAAGTCGAGACGGGGCTGTTCGTCGTTCGCGGCGTCACCCACCGGGTGAACAGTCGTCTGGGGTGGGAGACCGTTGTGGAAGTCGCTGGTGTCCCCACAGAGAAAATCGAGCAGAAGTCGTGGCTGATGAACCCGAAGGACAACACTCGCTACGAAGATATCGAGGACTTCCTTTCCGACGAGGAACTGGATTGGAACCGCGACCAACTCGAAGGTCAGGACGGTGGTGACTGATGGGAGTTGAACTCGGTCGTGTTACGACGGTCAAATTCGAGAACAACCGCATCTACCTCAACGTCAAGACCTCTCCGAGTTTCGAGCATCGTGATATCGAGTTCACGACTCCGGCGACGGGGATGTGGTCGGTTCCTCGGGAGGGTGATATCGTCGAAGTTTACGAAGTCTCAACCGAAGTGTTCGCGGCTCGGTTCCCGCACACTCCGGCGAATCCCCAGATGCCGAATCTCGCAGAAGGGGACTTCTGCCTCGCTATGAACGACAACACCCGTCTCTGGTTATCCCAACAGGAAGACGGGACGGTGAATGTCGAATTGGAGGCCGATGGCGACGTATCTATTTCGACTACTGCCGGAAGCGGCGGGAACGTCACCGTCGAATCCGATGGAGACGTAACCGTGAACGGCAACTCGATTACCCTCGGTAACGATGGAGGTGCGGAGTCCTTAGCAGTCCAGTCACACACCCATGACGTGACCTATTCGTGGGGTGATTCGGCTGGGTCTGGAACGGCTACAACCGGAACCCCCAACGAACCGGGAACCCAGAAGACCTCTGCTGAGTAGGTCTTAGCCAGACTACTCCTATTGGGAGAGTCCTATTCGGAGTAGTCCGGTTCGGAGAAGACGAGGTTCCCGCAGGATTGGGGAATACCCGATAGGGGGTACATTAAAGGGTGTATATTAGTAGAAGTAGAAATCGACTCTAAGCCGTTCTCGGCCCCTTTGTAGAGCCTGAACGACTTTCCTTCCACCCTACCTTCGGTAGCCATCAGTATAAATCTGACGCATTAACGGTTTAGAGAATATAATTGACACACATTAGCATACGCTATGGATATCGGTCTGAACTCTGATTTTGATATCGAACTCGACCATCGGAACGACCTTCCATTGGTCACCGGGAAGGCCGCTTTCGAGCAGGCTCTACGGATTCGGTTGACCGACTATTTTGATGAAATCGTTGGCACGGTTAGCCAGTCGAACGCGGCTAACCTCCTGCGAATTGAGGCCCGCCGGGTCGTCACCGACATGGACGAACTCGACCGGGTGGCCTCTATCGTTATCGAACCGTCTTCTGACGACCCGAACACGCTCGACGTGACGGTTTTCTACTCGACCGGCGAGCAGACGCCTTTCTCTATCTCTGAATAATGACAATTAACAGCGAAGGCCGGTTCGACCCCGACACCAAGGAAATCATCCTCGACGCGATGATGGCTGACGCCAAGGAGCGATTCGGCTCTGACCTCAACGACAACGAACTGGCCGTCATCAGGACGTTTTACGACCCGATTGCTGAACGACTCGCAGAGGCTCAAATCGACCTCGCGGCTCTCCTTGACTCCGCTCAACTCGCCCACGCCAGCGGCGCGGCACTCGACAAACTCGTAGAGCAGATTGGAGTAAGCCGGAAACCGGCGACAAAGGCGACGGGAACCGCTCGGTTCTCCCGCACCGAGGCCGCCGGAGTTGACTACGATATCCCCGAGGGAACGGTCGTCCAGACCGAGGGCATTGACCCCATCGAGTTCGAGACCACAGTAAAATCGACGCTTCCCGCCGGTCAGACGCAGGTGGACGTTCCTATCAAGGCTGTTAAGGGCGGCTCTAACGCCAACCTCGGGCCGAACACTCTCACGGAACTCCAATCCTTTCCGACCGGCATCGAGGCCGTCACGAACCCATCTGCGACCTCTGGTGGTTCCGACGAGGAAACCGACGATGAACTCCGTGAACGTGCCAAGAACGAACTCGGTGAAGGGAGCCGGGCGTCGGCTACGGCTCTCATTAGGGGTCTTAAGCGCGTGGACGGTGTGAAATCCGTCTCCATATTCATCAACGACACCCCAAACACGGACGGCGACGGTCGAGACCCCCACTCGTTCGAGTTGGTCGTTGAAGGTGGCAACAGTCAGGATATTGCTGACAAGATTATCGAGTTGAAAGCCGCTGGAGACGGCACCGTAGGTGGTTTCGCCGGAAGCGAGGTGACCCAGAACGCAAATCTCCCGAACGGACAGACGCACTCCGTCTCGTGGTCAGAGCCGACCGAGATTCAGGTCTATGTCGATATGACCCTCTCAACCACGGGCGACTACGAAGGCGATAGCGAAGTGCGTGATTCCATTGTGCGGTACGTCGGCGGTATCCTCTCGTCGGGTAACGAGGCACCCGGCAACCTGAACGGTGGCGACGACGTGCTGTACGGTGAAATCGAGTTCGCCATCCGGTCTGTGGAAGGGGTCTACGACGTTACCGACCTCAAAGTGGGTACTTCGCCCTCTCCCAGCGGCACCTCGAACATTTCTGTTAACGCCCAAGAAGTGGCGACTTCTGACGCAACGGACGGCTCGCTGACCATCACGACGAACCCGGTGTAACATGACGAGTGTAGACAAGAATGGGATTCGGATTCCTGCTCAAGACCTCTCTGCGCTCTCTCCTACTGCGAATGACCACGGACGGCTCTACAATCACGACGGCTCGAATCCGATTACCCTACACGACGGGAACACCAGCACCAACCCCGGCATCTACCTTTGGGACAACGACCAGAGCGGATGGCGCGGTCTCAAGAATAACGCTGACACCCTCGATGGACAGAACGCCTCTGACTTCGCCGTGAGCGGCCACGACCACGACGACCGCTACTACACGGAGACCGAGGCTGACGCCCAGTTTATGCCGAAATCCGGTGGAACGGTTGACGGCCCGCTGGACTTCTCATTCGAGCCGAACTCGATATTCGCGGAGTTCATCGAGAACACGACGAATCACAGTCTCGCGGTGTACGTCAACAACGAGGGAGAGTTCGGTTTCGTCCCAGTCGATAACACGGACACGAAGAACTTTGCCAGCGCCCTCTGGTACGACCGCATCAACGACAACTGGGAGGTTGGCGACGACCGCGTGACGCTAGGGAGCGAGGTGGACGCCCACACCTCGGACACGTCGAATCCGCACAACGTCACGGCGTCACAGGTGGGCGCTCTCGAAAACCCCATCTCTTCGGCGCTGGACATGAACGGGAACTACCTCGACAACCGGAAAGGGATGTTCTTCGGCTATGGAGCGTCCCACACCGGGATGGACGGCGGGGTTCATGCGAACATTGCCAACTCGGTGGTCGTCTCGAACGGCTACACGAAGAACTCCTCTTCCAGCGTACAGGTGAACCGCTCAGGCCATTATAAGGTAAACTACTCCATCAACTTCCACCAGACCGGCGGGAACGCTCGCGCCATCCTTGCGGCCCGCGTCGAGGTGAATGGCTCAGCGAAGGGCGGGCAAAGTGAGAGCAGGTGCTACATCCGTAACACCGCTGACGGTGATATGAACAACGTTTCCGCCGAGTGCGTTCTGAATCTGAACAGCGGCGACGATATTCAGGTCTATGCGTGGAAGCACCACGGAGCCACGGGCCACGATATCACTCACGGACGCCTCTCGATGGAATACCTCGGGTGATACCGGATGGCAGTAAGCGCGTTCTCGCTGTCTCCGGCAGTCAACTTCGAGACCGATAACGGCGGCACACTCAAGATGGTCGGTCTCACCAACGACCTGACTGAATACGGCGTCACCAATGACGGGTGGGCTTTCTTTGATGACCTCTACTTCAATGCCTACTCCGAGGCTACGCTGAACGTCGCTGACCACCATACACAGACACAGGTTACCCATATCGGCGGGAAGGTGGCCGCTTCCTTCCGGCTCGTCAGTCTGGTGCCAAACGGGAAGGCAGATATTCGAGTAAGGGGCCTTACGCCTAACGAGTGGTATCGGTTAGAGTTCGGCGGAGTCATGGCTGAAACCGACAGCGGCGTGGCTCACGGTCGAACAGACGGACAAGGCGAAATTATATTCACAGCAGTCTCTATCCCCAATGAGTGACGGAAAAATCGTCGGGAGCGACGGCCCCGGAAGTGAGGCCGTTGAAGACCTCGTAAGGGCACTTCCGGCATACTTCCCGAAGGACGAGTCCAGCGGCAACTACAAACTCCTCGATGTGGTCGGCGAGGCCATCGACCGGCTCGACAACGACATTACGACCGTCGATAAGGCCATGTCGATTCAGGATGCTGAGAAATCCGAGTCCATCGACCGGATTGCGGACGCGGTCGGTATCAAGCGCCGAGCCGGTGAATCGTTAGAGAAGTACCGCACAAGGGTACTAATCGAGTTCCAGTCTCTCACCAGCGAGGGGACGCTGTCGGACTTGTTCATCTCGTTCGCCAGTATCCTCAACGCCGACGAAGAGGACTTCTGGTTCCAAGACTGGGCCGACCTCTATGGTTCGGATTCACGGTTCGCGTTCCTCGTTCCGTATCAGAAGGTTCAGGATTCGGTTCTTGAGCCGTCTGATATTCCGACGCTGGCCGATAAATTGGCTCCAGCAGGCAAAGAGGTAGAAGCCCAATACAACGGCTCGTTCCGGCCCGTGAGCGCCGCAGATTATCAGTCTGGTAATTACCAGCAGGGCCGGGGATTTGGAACGCTCGATGGAAACGGAGACCCCGCCGAAAGCGGCGGGACGTTCGGAGGATTGATTCAGTAAATGAGTTACAGCACACTTCTTCAAGACTGGGGTAACCCCGGCACGGACTGGGAAGCAGGTTGGGCCTTCTCTCCCGACGAGCCGCTTCCTGCCGAGTGGGGGAATTTCCTCATCGACAATCTCATCAAGGACGTAAAGCACCTCATCAACCTCACGAACACGATTGACCCCGACAATGATGGGGTCGTGGCTAACGCTGACAAGGTTGATGGGCTGGATGCTGACCAACTGGGTGGATTCAAATACACTCAATCGGACACACCGGGAACGCTGACTCAATCGACCTCGTGGTACAAGACCTCGAACGGTTTACTCTACGTCTCTGATGGGAGCCGGTTTGAGGTTCAGCCTGAGGTTGGGTATCAAGAGTTTGGTGACTTTACTTCCGCTGATACTCCTGTCGCACACGAGATAGTTCCTCGCACAGAACTTGACGCAAACGGACACGTCAAGTTGATTGATGAACAGGTCGTTGCTGACTTTGAATCTGACGCCGAGCCATCTCTAAAAACTTGGACGTGGGACTCCATACCGGCGCACGATACCGGGAGCAAGATGACCGGTACCGGGTCGGCTAAGATTACTTCCAACAACGAGGTCAAGGCTCACCAACTTAGCAGGAACGCGGCGATTATTCAGGACTTGGAGTTCGATATCCGGGTCGATTCTGACACGGGTAACATCAGCGACACCACGACCGTCAGAATCTACGACTCCGGTGCGACCTACTTCGCCGGTCTCCGGTACAACGATGGTGCAGGGAACCTCGAACTACTACTTCCGTTTGGGTCGAACGTGGAATTGGCAGGGTCGTGGACTGCGGGTGCGGTCTATTCGTTCGAGTTCGACTGGGACTTCGATAACGACCAGTTCGACCTCTGGATGAACGACTCGAATCAGGGAACGTTCAGTATCGGTACGTCCATTAGCGACTTCGACACCCTTGAGGTCGAGACCGATACGACAAACTCGGGCTTCACTCGTGACGTGTATCTTGATGAAGTTCGGGAAGGCGCTCGTGAATACGGTGAGGCAGTCATCTCGCTTCCAGCCGCAGACGAGCGAATCGTTGACTGGGACACCGTTCGCTGGACGGCGACCGAAGACGGCGAAACTGTAACCGTTGATATCGAGGATGAACAGGGTTCTACTCTTATCTCGGACGTTCAGCCTGACGACGACATTTCGACGGCTGTTGCGTCATCGACTAATCCCCGATTTCGGGTTAAATTGAGTCGGTCTAACACGGCTAACAACCCGACGTTCGATTACGTCTATCGTCGATGGACGATGCGACCCGGTGACACAGGCTTGTCTAATAAAGAAGAAGAAGAGTGGAAAACGATGGACACCCGAGCGAGGTACCGTCACACGAGACTTGCTCGGAGGCAAATCTGAACTATTTGATATATGGTCAATTACGGAAGTGGAAATCTCGGTGAGGAAACGATTAGCACCAACGACAGCAAGAGTAACCCGATTTTAGAATATCGGAACCTGACTGTCGAAGCAGGTAACACCCTTACTCTACCTTCCCGATGCAGGCTTCTCGTATCCGATACGCTCACCGTCGATGGTGAAATTGTCGTCCAATACGACATTGCTGGTAGCAGTAGCGGTGGCCCGAAAGGTGGCGATTCCGGTGGGAACCTCGAACTGATGGCTAAGACCATCACAGGAACCGGAACCATCCGTGTCGATGGAGAAGATGGCGCAGACGGTAACAACTTTGGTAACCGGAATAACGGTGGTGCTGGTGTTGGATACAGCATCCCTTCTACTGGTGCTACTGGAAGTGGTGCCTCAACCCCTGAAGTCGGGTCAAACGCTGATGATGACTATGAAAATGGCTGGAACGGAAATACCTCTGGTGGGTCTGCTGGTACTCCTCACTCCTCCATCTACGATGATTCTGCGCTGAAGGCATACATCGAAGACTACCTTATCTCTGGTGCATACATCACCCAGAGTCCGATTGACACAATGCTCCCCGGCTCTGGGTCTTCTGGTGCTGGCGGTGGTTCAGAGGGCCTCGATGACCCAGACCGAACTAACAACTACCGAACCTACCGAGTCGATGTTGGTGGAGGCGGTGGTGGCGCAGGTGGCAGTTTCATTTCACAGGGTGGTGCTGGGGGTAACGGTGACGACAACACCACTTACTCGAACAGCGTACTAAGCAACAACAGTGCCAACAACAATAACAGCGCAAATGCCTCGGTTCGGGGCGGTGAAGGTGGCGGTGGTGGTGGCGCTGGCGGGTTCATCCTTCTGGTGTCCGAAAACGTGGGAACCGGCGTGACGTTCTCTGTTCGAGGAGGAAACGGAGGAGATGGATACTGGAGTGAAGTTAACGGTCAAAACGTGGACTCTAATGACGCTACTGTAAGTTTCAATTATCAAGCGTCGAGCCGCGACGGCGGCGGTGGTGGTGGAGGTTCTGGTGGCCTCATCATCGGATTCTGTGACAAGACCCCAACTGTTGACCTAAGCGGTGGTTCTGGTGGTATTCCCGGCGGTCAGCGCCGCGACGGTTCTAACTTCAATTCCAATGCCGGTTCCACCGGACAGGATGGAGCGACGTTCATCTACGACGTTACGGAGTTGGTCTAAATGGTTCACGAAATTACAGTCCTTGTTGTCCCTCCGGGTGAGAGTAGACCTTACACTAACGACCCCCGGATTGACGAGGTAGAAGTAGACCCGGAAGCAGAAAGGCCGTACATCGACACCCGTGTTGTATCAGATGAAGGCTCGACTGCTGTTGACCGCGCCCTTGTCACAGATTACCGGAAGAGAGATATTGCAGACGCAATCCTCGAATACCAAGAAGAGACCTCTAAGGACACCCCAGATACACAAGTTCAATTAGCGGCCCTTGAAAAGGCGATAACTCTCATGTGGGACGTGGTTAGTGGCGAAGACGTTGGTTCTGCTAACCCAGAACAGCCGTAGAACGGCGAACATAGCAAGTAGTCTGTTTTCTTTCTATGGAAGCACTAAAACATCTACTCGATAGTGACGACGATTGGATTGAGACTGTCCGCCGGGTTCTGTATCCTTGGCTCCATCCGTATCTGTCGCTTCTTGGCGGATACTCGGTCGGCCATGTCGGTTTCGACCAGTACGTGTATCACTTCGATGAAGACGAGGAAGCCATTGAGGATGAACTGGTAGCCGTTGGAGGCGAGCGCAACCCGATTGCTTGTCTTAAGTCCCTTCCTGATGGTCGTGTTTCGGAGGGGTCGTGGCGGTTTACTCACGCGACCGACCCGACCGGACTAGTCGAACCGGGGATGCAACTTCACCTGACCCTGTTCGAGCGCGACGACGACGAGCCGGGCCGAGAACTTTACGCCCACTACGAGGACGACTGGATGGCGAGTCCGTCCGGTCACCTTTCGGGAGCGCGGTTCTCGCCGTCTAAGGGTGTCCAACTGGCGACTGAACTGATTGATAACCACACTTTCCTCGTTGGAATCCGAAAATGAGCCTCCCTATTCCAGAAGTCATTGTTGTTGGCGACATTGAACTACTCTTCCTCGGCATGGCGGTTGCGGCTGGTATGCCCCGTGTGGCCCGTCGTATTCTCGAACAGCGGTACGGTTCGAGTGACGAAGACAGCGGGAACTCCGGCTCTACGAGCGTCCCCTGTGAGGACTGTCCCACTCCGGCGGACTGTGCCGCTCTCGGGTGCCGTAAGGAGATGCAGGAATAATGGCTGGGTTCGCTGACGAGTGCCGTGAGTGCGGTTCTCCGAACGTCCAGCCGGTCGGTGGGTGTCCCGTCTGTCTGGAGTGTGGCTGGTCGGCCTGTGGCTGAATAAAGAAGCCCCCTTCCTACTGTTCTGCGTTATCGTTTTAGTGTCTAATGTAGTGTAGATGGGGGAAAGTCCCCGAGAGGTATCGCTGGCCGAGTAAACCAACCAGACCCAAAATGATTGACCTAACCACTTTCACAGAACGAGTTACTGACCTGACTGGATTCGAGAAACTCAAAAACGACGATACAGAGGACGCTGTCATCGAGTTCGTCTGTTACGAGGAAGATTACGGTGTTATTCCTGAGCCAGTTCCGGCGAATCGAGTCTTGCCGGACTGGTACAAAAACCTCTCCCAGTACGTGAAAGGCGGCAACGATAACGTTCATATCGGTGACTCGACCGTTAAGCGGTGCGCTCCATTTATGGAAGCGATGACCGCTGGGTGGATTATCCCACTTGCCGCTCAAGTGGAGTTCCACGCCCACGATGGATATGTAGAATACAAGTGGGATTTCCACCGAAAGATGGTTTCCTCACACGATATGAAGCAGGTGGGTGGCGAGGCGTTTCCCAATTCCGAGTGGCCTGTTATGAAATGGCACAACTTCTGGTGTGTCCGAGTTCCCGAAGGTTACTCGATGTTGATTACCTCACCGTTCAATCGTATCGAAAAGCGGTTCCAACCATTCTCGGGAATCGTTGATGTTGACAGATATTTCAACTTCATCAACGCCCCGTTCATGTGGACTGGTGGCGAGTACGATGGCGTAATTGAACAGGGTACTCCGATTATACAGGTAATCCCCTTTAAGCGAGATTCGTTTATCACAGACGGGGTGGTTAGACCGATGACGGAAGAGGAACAGACCCGTCAGATGAAAACTCAGAACCGTCTCGGTGTCAATGAATCTGCGTACCGTGAAGAGATGTGGGTACAGAAAAAGGGTACTCGAAACCTGCCCTACGACCCGGATGGATGACCGGCGTTCCCGCAGAATAGAACTCTCTTTTAGATGCTGACGCCAACGAGGTAGAGGTCGATATCGTTACAGAAATCTTGCAGTAACTCTTCTTCGTGGGAGCCGACGTTCCCACTCTTAATCTTCTCGACTACGGCTTCCTGAACCAGCACAGCGGTCATTGGAGACGGCTTCAGCGCCATACTATTTCATGGGGCCGTCTAGGTAAATACGTGTCGAGCAGTTGTTAAAAGGCCCCTTGCACGGATAGCCGAAGGCTCAGTCAGATATCCCGAAGGTAGTCTTTCCGGCGCTCGGCTTTCTCGTTGTGAGCGCCCTTGTCGTAGTGTTTTTCGAGGACGGGGCCGCTCATGTTGACTCGTTCTCCGGTCACGTCTTTCGGCTGACCTGCGTTCCGGGCGGCGGTGACGTACCCGCGCCGGAGTGCGTGGGGGCTGACCGAGCCGGGACACTTAGAAGAGGTGTTCCACGTCATTGCCTCGCAGGAGTCTGGGTCTTGCTCGAACGGGCAGTCTCCGCCGTTGTAGTAGCAGGGCCGGGTGGCTGTGTAGACGTACCTCTGAATAGTGGTACTCCGCAGACGACCCTTCTTCGAGGCGAGGAGCGGCTTCCTGCTGTATTCGTCTTCTACGTCTTCCCGGTGTCCGTCAATGTAGTCTCGGACGACCTCGGCAACTTCTGGGGTTACCAGCACGTCCCGCTCGCCTCGGCTCTTGTTCTTGAGTGGCGTCCCGGTGGCGGGTCGGTGTCGGATTTCGAGTGCGGGTCGGCCTTCATCGAAGTCTCCGATATCGAGTGCCCGCAACCCGCTAAGTCGCATCCCGGTCTTCCATAGAATCAGCAGAGAGACGTGCCGGTTGGTGGCGTACTGGTACTTGTTAAGGTAGTCAAGGAGAGCGATGGCTTCCTGCCGCGTGAGGATGTCGTCGCAGATTTCGTCTTCTTCGTCCGTCTTCGGTATCCGAATCATCTCGGCCAGCCCCCGTGGGACGGCTTGGATGTGTTCACAGAACTCGATGAACTGCTTTATCGTCATCATGTCGAGCCGGGCGGTGATGACTTTGACTTGGGTTAGCCGAATCTCCTTGTATTGCTGGATGATTTCGCTATCGAGTCCGTTAATGTTCGTAACGTTGCGGGTATCGAGCCAGTCGCAGAACTGCCGAAGGGTAGTCCGGTAGTTCTTGAGGGTCTTGTGGGTGACCCCCGGTTTCTTGTCTTTCAGAAAGCGGTTCATCGCTTCGTGGGGTGGCGTCGGTTTGAGTGCCAT